TTCTTAACGAGTTGGATAAAAAGAAAGTAAACAATTGTTCTTCTACCAAACGACCATTTTAACCTTTAGATGTGCTCTGTGTTGTCTTTGCAATATAGAGTACATCATCAAAAAAAAACTGTACCTTGTAGTCCATGCCATTTTCTTCCCACTTAAGTTCCATAATTGAATCTTTATCGAAAGAAATTTTTTCGTATATACCGGAAGGCATACGTAACTCTGTTCCGTTTTTGAACTTCACAATAGTCTCGCTAGGAATATTCACTTTCTCACCTCCATTAAGAATTTTCTTTTTTATCAGATTCTTCATCTTCAATAAAATCAGCTACTGAAATGCCAAAAAACTTTGCGAGCAAAGATAATTTATCGAGTTTCAAGTTGTAATCCCCGCGGCTCCATTGCGTAAATACAGCAGTAGAAATTCCAGTTCCAACAGAAACTTGGTATTCAGATAAGTTTGCTTTTTCTCTTAACTCTTTGAATTTTTGATAAGCATAAGATTTGTTTTCTAGTTCTTGCAAAATTGCATCTCCTTTCTTTCAGATATTTTATATAGATAGTATTGACAATAACTAAGTTTTCTTATATAATCATAATTGCGAGTTAGAATTAAATAAGTTTCTTAGTTGTTGCCATGCTATCTTTTTGTTTCCTTTGCTAAGATTTCTTAGCTTGTATAAAGAATATCATAGTTTTCTTAGTATGTCAACAATTATTTATTAAGTTTTCTTAATTTTGATAGGAGAAAATATGTACTACGAAAATTTTGATCTTCTTTGCAAGAAAAATAATGTAAAACCAAGTGATGTTTCTAAAAGCACCCAAATCTCTACAGCAACTCTTTCTAGTTGGAAAAAAGGTACTTATACCCCAAAGCAAGATAAATTACAGAAAATTGCAGATTATTTTAAAGTATCGGTTGATTATTTGATGACTGGAGAAATGCCAGAAGAAGATTTCTCTGACGAATCTGTACACTTAATTGCAGAAATAAGAAAAGACATCGAACTTTCCAATGCATTAAAAAAATACTTCGGATTATCCGATATTAAAAAGAAACATGTTATTGAACTGATAAATTTTTTGAGTGAATGAGGACTGCTATGCTATCAGAAGAATTAATGTTAAAAACCATCGTAGAATCTATGGATAGTAATAAGCGTACAACTTATTCGAAGATAAAGAGTATATTAAACATTGATGATTTTTCGATGATTCCATTTTTAAAGAGCCTTAGTGCAAAACACTATATAATTCAAAGTGACGATGGAATGGATGTCACTGATTTAGGCATATCCCAATACAACATCCTTTTCCCATCGCCAAAAGAAAAATTCAAAAAACTATCTTATAATTTTACCAAACATACGTTCCAACGCTTGATAGACATCTTTATCGGTGTTATCATCGGCCTTTTGGTTGCTTTCTTTACATATCATTTCGGGTGGCAGTAAGCCTAATATCTTCATAAGAATTAGTATGTGGAAAACAGGGCTTTTTTTTCTTTCCTCATTACCAATCCACAACATATTAAGCGCTGCCAAATCTTGAAATTGTTCATCTGTCAATTTTATTCCAATGTATTCAAATCCTTTATGTGTAGTATCTATACGATAAGGCTTTATTTTTTTTCTTTTTCTAAACATATATCTACCTCCAATATTTTTTAGGAATATCAACCAGGAAAAGATAAATATAGCGTAAAATCTTTTCGCTTTCAATTTTTTCAATAATCTCAATAATTTCTTTCTTGTAATCCACGTAAACCCCTCCCAACACCACAAACATATGTTCTTACTTATTAAATTATATCATGTTTTCATAACTATATACTGGAATGGAATCATCTCCGCTTAAATCCTTTCTGGCAAGTTGCTTTTCCTCAATATTATTGCAAATTATGATTTTTTCAGTATAGATATTGTGATTTTGGTACTTTTCATTCGTTATATATGTAGATAGAAATAAAGGGGCTGGATGCTTGTCAGCGAGGGATTTATAGCGCTCATGGACAACCTGTTTTACCTCTGCTTTTGCAATTGCGATAGTTTTACCCCTCCCAAAGATAATACTACGCTCCGGGCAGAAGTAAACATATTGAATCAAGAGCACATGCACGAATATCAGTATAAACACAATTATGATTTTTTTATGTTTCTCCATGAATCCATCCCCTTTACACTATCATCTTAATGTATTACAATAACATTGTATCAAAAAACATACAATTACACAGGAAATGGCAAAATTAGCACATACAGCGACGAATTTCGCACAAAAAGGGATGATTTTTTTGAGGATTGCAATATGTGATGACAACGAATTACAAATTGAGATTTTTAAAACCAGAATGGACGGTTTTCTTCGTAGAAATGGGGACAGTGGATGCACGATCACGGCATATACCACCGGGAAACCTCTTATTGATGATGTAAATGACGGCGTATGGTACGACATAATTGTGTTGGATATTATGTTGAAAGATGAAAATGGAATTGATGTTGCCCGGCATCTTAGAAAGAATGGATATGTAGGGAATATCACCTTTTGGACAGCCCACAAGGAATATGTGTTTGATGCTCTGGATATCCTTCCTGTTCACTATATCATAAAAGGCTCGGAAGATGGAAGAATGTATGGTGTAGTCAACAGGGAACTGGAAAATATCCATGATAAAACGCTGACTGTAAAGAACAAGGATTATTTCCACAGGGTTGATTTCTGCCATATTGAATATATTGAAAGTCGCAATAAATACATCACTATCCATTGTACCTGTGGTATCACTCATATGCAGAGAGGGAAACTTTCGGACGTTGAAAAGCAACTGGACAGACGGTTTTTACGCTGCCACCAAAGTTACATTGTCAACATGGATGAAGTCTGGGAACTTCGTGCTGATTTCAGAATGGTATCTGGAGATGTGGTTCCGATTAGGAGAAAAGACCTTTCGGCGATCAGAAAACTTTATGAAGGCTATATTGCATTTAAGTAGCTCCCGGGAAAACCCCGGGAGTGTTTTTGTTATTTAAGAAGTTTGTTTACTGCATTCTGCACTTCTGTGTAATTGTAGCCAGCTGATTCCAGACGGTCTCGTCTATCCTGTCCGTTTCCCCACTCGCCGTTAATTACCTCTTTTGCTACCTTGGCTACACTTTTCTTTGCAGTCACGGAATACACAGCTTTTCCATTCCAGTCAAAAACAGAGTAACCGGCTTTGCAAGCCTTTTTCGCATTTTTCAGTGACTTGTACGCCCCGATCTGGCTCTTGGAATCCTTCCAGGTCTTGCGAACACGGTAATACTTGGCAACCTTTACTGTCGGCTTTGTGGTTGGCGCTGTCACGGTTTCACTGGAAATGAGCTTCTTGAATCTATCCCAGTCACCATTTTTACGGATAACGGATGGACAATTCTTAGCGCACACATCGTAATGCTGCACTACTCGGAATGCCGGGATATTGTACTTTTTCATCAATTGCTTGCATACATCAACGGTATTCTGGTATGCTTTTTCGTAGTTATATCCGGCATTCATGCACATTTCAATTCCGATGGAATTATGATTATTTACAGTTCCAAAAAGTTTACCGCCGTAATCTACCCCAACATGCCATGCTCCACGATTGTACGGCAAGGCTTGGTATGCTGACTTATCGTCAACGAATACATGGGCTGAATAGCCATGAAAATTGCCATTATGTTGTGCAGTGGCGTGTGCTTTGGCATCTGCTGTTTTGGCTATATTATCTGTATTATGGATGACAATATACCGAGGTGTTTGTCCTGCGTAGCTGTTGTTGTTGCTGATTAATGAGGTATTGATATTCATGTATGGTCTCCTTTCTTGTTGAGGTTAAAAAGTGCATAATAAAAAGCACCCCAAATGGGATGCTCTTTAGCATAAACTCTTTATACAATATACCTGCTATGATTAAATTTCACGGAATCGTGGCTGATTTTAGCATAAATCATTGTGGTATCAAGCTTTTCATGCCCTAATATTTCTTTTACTTCTGCAACGCTCATTCCTCTATTTAAGGCATCTGTCGCCATCGTGTGTCTAAGCAAGTGCGGAAACAGGCTTCTTTCTATTCCAGATCGCTTTTGAATAGCCTTTATTCTCGCATATATTGATTCTTTGTGCATTTCATTATAAGGCTTTCGGAATATCACAAATACAGAATCCGATATTGATTCTTTTGGGCGTTCCAATTCAAAGTATTTTTTTAACATATATTCCGCTTTTGCGTTCAGATAAGATGTTCGATGCTTGCTTCCTTTTCCGAACAAATGAACCTCTTTTGAAGCGAAATCAATATCACTAATTTTTAAATTCACCATTTCAGATAAGCGGCATCCTGTACTGTAGAAAAGCTCAATCATCGCTTTATCTCTGTAATTTTCGCAAGCATCACGCACTATTTCAAGCTCCATGCTACTAAGTGGCTCTCTTGGCTTTTCCTCAAATTTAATTGGTTTAATGCTTGCGCATGGATTGTTTGGAATATACCCCTCTTTCCAACACCAATCCATAAAGGTGTTTATAACAAGCCGTTTTCCATCCAGTGTTCGATTGCTGATCCCTGTTCGTTTCTGAGTTTCGTACAGATAAATCCGTATATCATTTGTTGTAACCTGTTCGAATGGTCGGTTAATGTGTTCAAAAAAATCTGTGAGATAAAAATTGTAGGTTTTCATGGATTCTGGAGACATGCCCTCAATCTTTTTCGCCACCATGTAAACCCTGTAGCAATCTGGGATATTGCTTTGATATGGAACCACATGTGTTTCTCTCTGATTGATATCGTAGTTAGATGCAAACACTTGCAATTCCTTTAATACTGTACTAAGTGCTTCATCTGAAATCTTTCCATCCAACTTACTTACAAATTCGTTTGCAAAGTTTTCCATAAAAAATACCCTCCTTTTGGGTTCACAAAGGGAGAGTACTGTGCTATAATAATACTGTACCCTTTGTGGTGCTTGGAGCTGAGTTTTTTGATTGGTAGTCGGGAACTCAGCTCCCTTTTTATTGTTCCGATTTTGATATGCTGATTATAGCATATTCATTTTATGTTTGGTAGTGTTTTGTTATTTTTTTCTTACTTCTCCAATAAACTCTATAGTGACGCGAAAGCAAAATACTATTGCTCCAAAAGATTACGATACATATACAAGAGATCTTAATATTTGTGACAGAACGCAATTGGTATTGGCAAATCCAGAAACCCTTAATACACCACAAACTGAAAAATATTTTTGTGTTTTCAGTTCAATCCGCGGTCATCAAATAGGGGGTGCAATTCGCATTAGAATACATATCCCAAAAGATGTATTGTCGTCTAATTTGGGGCGAATGGTTTCCATGGAAACAAATACAATAAACCTTTTGCATCAATAAAAAAGCATTCTTTCACAAACTTTAATTATAAGTATGATAACTGTCCCGATCCAAGCGCAATGCAAATGGCATAATTTGGAATTTCAATAATAGTAGAAGTTTTTGTTGTACTGTTTACTGCAATAGTAATTTCGCCCAAATGGATAATATGAGCATTTTGATGCAAAGGAATTATATCGAAAAATATTTTTCCACCAAGTTGTCCTACTATAATAATAGTGTCATAATCTTGCGTTGAAACTAAGTTTACGGTTTTTCCGTTTGGAAGTGGGATCATCTTTTTAGTCTCACTATTTAGTGCATTTATTGCCCCGATGATTGTCTTATTATTTGTCTCCAATTTCGAGATCACAGCCGTTGCCATCTTGTCCACTACATAATCCCAAAACTTACTCATTAGGCCGCGCTTATTTGCTCTCGCAGTTGCGTCATACAGCATTACTTCGTCATTATCCGCTAACGTATCTTTTGATGTGTATTCAGTCCATTTCGGCATGTTGCTGTCCTCCTTTAATTCAACTGATTTTTATTGATATAGTCTTCAATCGCCTTAATGTTTGCCGAAAGCCCATCGTCAAAAATAAGAAAATTTCCTTTCTCGTTCTGGCTCAAAACCTTTCCACTTTCGGTATCAATTGTTGAGTAGGTAAAGGCGATTCTATCGCCCTCTCCTGTTGACAGTTTCATAAATGATGTAAGCTTTTTAATCACGCTCATAATAATTCTCCTTCCATTTCTTGTATAATTTTTTCGCGTTCTTCGAACATTACATTTTCAAGGTTGACTGTCTCAAAATTCACTTCTCGGTCTTCTTTTCCGGCATTGAAACGGATATACTCTTTGTTCTTCTGTTTAGCTTTCAGTTCCCATGCGAACCGCAATCCTGGGGTTCCCTTGACAACAAAATAGGTATCTGACTTTTCAGATACCCAAGACTGCCCTTCTCCCTCATTTTGAAGGAATACATAGTATTCAATTTCTGTTTCTGTAGATTCCTGGAATATATCATCAATTGAGATGATTGCCATTCCGTCTTTCCCAATTATTCCACCTCCAAAATCTCCAAGAGTTGGGGTTGGGGTTTCATAACAATAGAATAGTTGGTTGCCGTAGTTTTCGGTTTTGGCTATAACGGATTTAGTTCCTGTGACGGAGAAGTTTCCAACTACTTTCACCTCTTCATTAAATTGAGTTCTTCCCAAATAATGTTTTGCTCCAGATGTCCATCCGTTTTTAGAGGTTGTATCTCCCAGAACTAAAGTCAATGACGCAGGTGTGCTCGATTGCACCCCATTTCCAGAGTATTTCACGAAATCGCCTGTTGAATTTTGTGAAAGTAAACTAGGAGGATTGTATTCATTTCCTGCGAATATATCTAATGTATTGCCAGACAGTGTTCTTTTTATTCTGTCACTACTGATAATAAAACCTGCAATTGTTGCTCCAACTGCTGCAAGTTCCTGCACGGACATTTTTTCTGCCGTGACCGCTTTTGCGTTTAATTTTTCAGTGGTAACAGCACCAGCCTTCAAAGCGTCAGCAGCTATACTTAGTGCTTTAATAAATTGTCCATTTACATAAAGGTTGTTATTATACATGTATATTCCTTGCTTTGCCCCATTATCTGTGAGCAAGTTCAATACATGTTCACTACTTACTGCCACAGTTACTTCCGGGCGATAAACTCCCAAAGTACCGCTTGTAAAACTGTTGAATCCACCGATTGTAAATAATTGATAATTTGAACTTATCGTTGTAACGTTTTGCAAAAATTCATATTTTTTCCACTCTGTAGTGACGCTTACATCTTGTGCTACTCTATTTAGCGACACTTTTATTTTCATGTTTTGAGTTGCTTTTAGCCAGACTGACACTTGATATGTTCCAGGCAATCGTACAACCTGGTTATTACTTCTCTTTGCGCTCAAATAGCAATCAGAGCCATTCGCTGTAATAGCAACTGCACCATCACGACTTTTATTAGGATTTATCACATCATAATTAATACTTCCACTATAATCCCAATATGTTTCTACATCTGATTTTGTAAGAAGATACCCATTTAAAAGATTGTCCGTATCTTTTGGCAATGCATCAATCTTCTTTTGTGCTTCCTCACTTGCAATACTGGAAATACTCTTATCCCCAAGAGCAAAACTGGAAGCTGAAATTGTTACTGCACCAGTGGTTTTGTCAATGGCAAAAGTGGTTTTTCCATTTCCATCAACAACCCTAATTCCTTTGGCTTGCACGTATTCACCATTTACATAGACATTTCCATTTTCATCCAAGTAAATCCCCTGTGCCTTGCCGCCATTGGTAAGTTTGTTGAAAATATCGGCTTGTGTCTGTCCAGAAACTGCGGTACTGGCAGAAGAATCTGCAATTTCCTTTACTGTTTTCCCTTGTAAAGAAAAAGTTTTTGGAGCTAAGATGACGTTTCCTTTGCTGTCGATTTCCAAGGTTACGTTCTTGTTATCATCAATGACTTTTAGCCCTCTACCGTTAATTCTCTCACCGGCAAGTAATCCAGCTAAAATGTATTTTGCATTAATGTATACTTTTCCATCTTCGATATAGATTCCCTGTTCCGTTCCGCCTTTTGTAAGCTTGTTGAATACTTCATCCTGTCCAAGACTGGTATCGTAATTGTCAATTGCATTTTTGATATCGTCTTTGTCTGCGTACTTGAAGTCAATCCAATCGGATGCAGTAAAGTCACCATTAATACGATTTACAAAAGAAGTTTTGAGAGAAGCCTTTCCTTCACTATTGGTCGTTACCCACAAGTCACCTTCGTAATATGGTGGTGTTGGCTGAATCATGTAAACAGATGATTTACCGTCTATCTTGTCCAACAATTCATTTGGTATGGACTGTGGTTGCCAGATGCCAGATTTGTATATCCACTGGGTGTTATCCGTGGTATTATGCCAAAGATCGCCTTCATGCTCTGCCTTCTCAGATTCCCATACCAAAACAATTTCATTCCCGGATTCATCCAGAATCTTGTTTCCGTCAATATCACACCATGGATATTCCTCTGTTTTTGTCCATTTTACAGATGGATCGTTTGGCTGATACCAAGTCTCAATCTTTCCATCAATCTGTGTTTTTAAAGAATTAAGAGAATCTTTAAAAACACCATTAATAAATAAATCTAACGAACTATCATCTGTGTATTTTGAAGCTTTTTCCCAATCGGAAGAATCATAAGAACCGCTTGCTCTGGCAACTTTACATCTCATCAAATCACCATTAGAGCCTTGTGTCCATAAGTCCCCAATATCGTAAGGCGGTTCTGGCTGAACTACGAATACTCTACGCTTATGATTTGCTGTGTCCTGTGCTTTTTCTGCGGCGGCAAGTGCTAACGTTATATCGGTATCTTGTACCAATTGCCATTTCCAAGTTGCCCCATCTTGCATAAAACGGTACGCATATCCCTTGGATTTCCAGTAAAATAAGTCACCCTCATGTTTCTTTCGTTCTTCGTTTGTAGTCCATCCAGAAGCCGGGATATTCTGTAAGGTTGGTTCATAGTCATAAAAAAAAGTCTCAATCTGTCCATCGATTTGAGACTGTAAATTATTAATATCAGTTGTGTATGTATTGCTTATAAAATTATTTACTTCTGTTTCTGCTTTTTCCTTTGCAATTGCATTAACATCTTTTCCCTTGATTTGTACTGAGTCTGCATTAATAACAACCCTTCCTGTTGTTACATCAACCAGGAAAGTTGTATTTCCGTCTTTGTCAATTGCCTTAATAGTTCCTGTGTTAATCCAGTCAGCATTAACACCTGTAGCAGTAAGGATTCTGGCAATCACATCACCATCTACTGTCATGCCACCATTCCAATGTTGTCCACCATCTGTAGATACAGCCCACGCTTCTGCAGTCATTTTCCATACAATGTCAGAATCGGATAACTGCGGCTTATTATGAAGATAATAGATGTTGCTTCCGTCCGGCTGTGTTTCCACAGTAGTATATGTACCGGAAGATTCAGACAATCTTTGAGACAATTCTTCAATTGCCTTTTCTCTTGCGGTACGTTCATCTCTTAAATTCTTATTATTTTCTGCCTGTATTTGTTGATTAAGGCTATATTGTTTCTGCTTATTCCTGGATGCACTCTTAGCACTGCATTCAAGTTGCTCAAATGCGCCTGGATTCAAAGTAACAGAAGTTAGGTAGCTCTTATACTGTTTTCCGTTTCTATCGGAAATCGCAATGGTGTCACCAGCTTCCCATGCAATATTTGTTAAAGCACCGGTAGAAAACGGTCTGAATTTCATTCCAACACATCTGTCTGAAATAATCTTACAGATTTCTTCTCCTGTTCCCTCTTGGATTAGCTTATTATCACTTATTTCGATAACGTATCCAGATTTCCCCGACTGATATGTTTTCGCTTCATTTTGAGAAGAATTTTCAACGTATTCTGTAACTTTTACACCTGTTATTTCAAGATCATACAACCATGGAGTAAATCCGTTTGTTTGAATTGCTGTAATCCCAGTCTGCATGATAGTAATGATTTGTTCACCAGTGGTATCTAATATGTCGTTACCTTCTACATCTTTCCATGGGGCCTCCACCAAATCATAAAAATTTTCCGGTACTTCATTTTTGTACCAGTCAAGGCATAATCTGCCGTATGCATCTGTTTTCGCCCACTGACAGCCCATCTGCGCTACCCATGCAATTATCTGTCGGAAAGTAATACTGCTGTCATCTGGTCGATTCTGAATCACAAAATCATCGTTATCAAACCTTGTAGATTGAAGTGTTACTCCGCACACCTCGCAAGCATCCTGGATGATCTGTAATCTAGTTGCCGGATAGGACAGCTTACTTTCTGAATAATCACGATCAAATAATCGCATGGAATCTTCGCAAGTTAGACTGATAATTGCTGTGTTCTGATATGGTGCATCTGTTACTGTCATGGTGCAGATACGGATTCTTTCAATACCAGTAGATAATTCAAGCCCAATATGGCAAACGACTCTCGCTCCGTCCCAGATGTAATCTGTGTACTTGCCAGAAAAGTTGTTGATTTGCAATGTCAGCTTATTTACGATAGCTGCGCCGATATCAAAAGAACCACTTTGCGATACTGCATCCTCAAATTTGAAGCCATTAGACCATAAGTCTTTGTCGGTAATGGATAATGTGCTTCCGTCCGTAAAGGTAAAATCTGCATATTTCAGATAGTTACGGTTCCCACTATTCTGTTGTTCTTTAAATTCCGTTGATAAATTTCGCATATCTTACCTCTCGATAAAATCAAAACTAAGTCCTTCCATGCGCTCATTCCCTATCCACCAGCATTTAAAGGGTGATTCCCTGTCCCCAACATAAAATGTTCTGGTTTCGTGTTTATTTGCAGATAGCAAGTCTGGATATGTGACCTGTATGTACTCTGGATTTACTGCCTGTATAATTTTGCAAGCAGTGTCCCAGTCTGGGCCATTCCAACCTACAGACAGCTTTCGTTTCTGTCCAACTCTGTTTTTGTGCATGGTCGTATCGTCGGTTCTGCCGGATTCTGATGCCGATATATCCTGTAACCCCCATGTAAAAGAAGAAGGACAGGGCAATGCTTTCCCATCCACTTTAAGAAATACTTCTGCCATATGATAACCCTCATGTATTTTTACGCACAAAAAAAAGCGCCTACCCAGAAAGGTAAACACTTTAAAAATTGCTTATTATGATTTTATATTATAACATACGGTAAAAGTATCATTCAGTATACTTTGGTATCATTTATTTTATGTAAATATTAGTTCCATAAACTTTTTTCAAATTTCCTATTCCCCTATCCATTTTGGAATGGTAAAATATAAGTATCATACATTTAGGAGGGAAACGTATATGAAAAAAAAGAAAAAGTTACTGGCAGTTTTTACCATAATGTTACTGATTGTCTGTATGGCAGTTCCAGTATCGGCGGCTGGTAAAATTAACAAGAAAAAAGCCACTTTGAAAGTCGGTCAAACATTACAATTAAAAGTAACTGGAACAAAAAGAAAAGTAAAATGGACAAGTAGTAAGAAATCTGTTGCAACGGTATCTTCTAAAGGACGAGTAAAAGCTAAGAAAAAAGGATCCGCAACGATTACTGCAAAGGTCGGCAAAAAGAAATACACTTGTAGAGTTACCGTGAAAAAGGCAAATACCAGTAGTGGTTTTAATGGGAACACCAGTACCGCTAGAAACGTTGTAACTTACCACGCTGAATCAACTCCATATGGAGCGGTGGCAATTCTTGAAAATCATTATGATTATGCAGTACGTGTTAGAGTTGAGTTTGTTTATTTTTTGAATGGTTCTATGATTGGAACGGATTCTGATAGTATATACGCTTTTGCTCCACATTCAAAATGTGCGCTTCAAGGTTGGAACGCTGACAAGACCTGGGATTCTTTCAAAGTTAATTTAAAAATTGAAAAAGCTTCTTCGAGCCTTATTTTGAACAATTCCGGAATACACTATTCAGCTAATTTTGGAGCTGGAAATGTTATGGTAAAAGTAACTAATAATGGAAAAAGAAACTCTTACACAACTATTGCAGTCGTATTTTACAAAGATGGAAGAATAATTGGATATGATTATCAATTTGCTCACGTTGAAAATCCTGGTTCAACTGCTTATCTTGAATTTAGATTCCCTCACGATAGGAATTACGATACAATAACGCCAGATAAATTTGAAGTATATGTTAATGATTCTTACACATATAATTGGATGAACTAAAATAAAGGCTAGGGAGAAATCCCTAGCCTAATCATTTTAATACCCTACTTGAGTGACCCCATACTCTGCCTGTTCAGAAGTAAAGCCATCAAATTCCAATTGCTGAATCAGCCCATCTCTTGAAAAACTTGTAATATCCAAATAACTTTTAGCAGATTTTTCAGCTTGTCTATTCCAACTTGCTCCACAAAAGTCTGCTGCATATTTAGCTTCTTCATCTGTATATTGTGAAAATTTCAGTTGTTGAATTATCCCATTATAAGAAAACGAATTTATATCTAAATAGTCTATAGCTTCTTTCAGCGCATTTTTCTTTCCAAGCGGTACTTGTGGTGTATCTTCGCATTTTGAGATAGCGCAATCATATATATAATCTTGTGCAGAAATTGAATCTGGTTTTAAAAATATTCCCTCAACAGTAACGTAATCTCCCACCTGTAGCTTTAATACATTTGAGTTATTGCTTCTTACGAACATTGCAAATTCATCATATCCTGTATATGCTATAGAATTATCAATTGAAATTTCAACACGATATGCGCCAGCCTTATTAACACTATTTGCTTGCCATTCTTGTTCTGTTGGAAGCTCTATGGTCTGTAACACATATCCATTTATTTTTACCTTGTCTCCCATTGAAAAATCTGGATAATCATTAATTTTTTCTGAATATATTTCTTTGATTACATCTTCGTAGTGGATTTCTGTATCCGCAGAATCATCAGAATCTCCAAATATCTCTGAATGGCTCATTTTATAAGTTTTTAGCTGCAAATCTTCCCATAAATCCTTGCATACAGAAAAAACCGCTTCTGTTTCTTCTTCTGTAGCTGGTTCTATTTGTGCTGTTTCTGTAATTTCTTCCTTCTGTCCGATTTCCCACTTAAACGCCATGACAGGTGTCGCAGTCACCAAACTTGCCATCACGGTTGCCGCAACAATAACTCTTTTCGCTTTCTTCATACATACGTACCTCCCAATAATTGATACCCATATTGTACCACCTTGGGACGTATTCTGGAAGCACTATTTCGCTTTTCTATCAATTTCCGCAGTTACGGCAAACAAAAGAGCTTCGGCAAATTTCGAACCGACCGAATCAGCGTATTTATCGTGAATCTGGCTTGCTTCCATGGTGAGATTTTCCCACTGTGGAATATCGTCCTTTGAGATAAAGGCATACTTCTTGTGGAGATTCCATATTTCCTGCCAGATTGAGAAATAAGTCTGCTTGAAATCCATCAATACCACTTCTCCTTCAGCTGATTAATCGGTGTGCCGGCAACCCCGGCACTTTCTCCGTTGTCTGTTGCCTTGAAGTATGCGCCTTGAATTTGAGGGTACATAAACTCAAACATTAAATAGTTAGCTGCATCGCAAAGATATTCTGTGTTTCCTGTCTCACGATACTTTTTGATGCACATATCGTGGGATTCCAAGGCGTTTACCAACTTCTCCCCGAAGTTATCCTTTGCCGTACCATACTTGTAAAAGCTTACTTCAACCCTATTCTGTCGTAATTTATCGAAACGGTCTGAATATTCTGTTGGAAGTTCTGTTCCTATTTTGCTCATATGTTTTAATTCTCCACAATTAATTAATTTCTTTGCTCGAAAATCAATTTTCTTGGCTTGTACCTATATTTTATCGGGTGTGAAGTTTTGAAACGGATTTGATTATTTTATCGCAGTAATTCTTTGTCAATAATCTGGAAGTTTGCCCTGTGGATATAAAGAGCTTTTCCGTCAATCATTAACTTTGTCATTTTAGGTAGATCGTCCGGGATTTTCCAGAACACCTCGTCACCAGAATATGCGGCTATCGGCTGTCCAAGTTGGGATTTAATTACTACAACCCTAGATTTTCCGAAATAATTTTTATAATAATTTAGAATCCCGGCTATGTATGCGTTCTCTGAAATCTTCCCGGTTGAATGACTGGTAATATCTTCCTGGGTAAAATCAACCTCTGGCTTCAATCCTTTTTGCTCAAAAATACAAGTATCACCACAGCTTTCAATTTCTTTACCGTCAATCAGAATTGTAATGACAGAAGATACGTCATAGCTGGTTGTTTCATTGCCCTCGCTATCGTAGCCCTTGGATTTGGTTTTATTCCCGGCAATGTTAATCTTGTCCCCAGTGGTAGTCATAACCTTCTGGCCGTAGTTGTCGTAGGTATAGATTGTGTAGCTGTTTCCAGAAAGATTTCCTTTCACGTCATTCATGTAATCGTCATTGGCTGCACAGCCTGTTAGCCCTGTGATAACGCAAATACAGATAATGGTTGCCAATAGTGCTTTGATTCTTTTCATAGTGTGTCCTCCCTTTTCTGTTTCACTCTTTGATATAACATATTTTGTGTGGTGTCCTTAAAAAATAACATGATTCTATAATCAAAATCTCCGCCATTTCTTTTTCCCCACTTTGTCTTAAAGTGTTCCTCCATCATGTCAAGGTAGAACAGTGGTTCTTCTTTATCGTCTACTAAATCATCTTTTGCCATATCTGTATCTGGGTTGCGTATAATTTTCAGAATATTTTCAGCTTGGCTTGGCGTAACCATCGGGTGCTTTTCTTCACGGCATTTTTGATATTTCTTGAAAAACTCTGTAATCAAGAATATAGACAGGCAAATGTCGTGATCTTCAAAAATATTTTCTTTGGTTCCGTAAATGCTTTCGTATATTTCAGTTACCAATTTTTCAACATCCTCGTCTTTATAATCCAAGAGAGATGATTGATTCCTAGAACTATGGCGGTTGGCTTTCTGCTCCTTGGTTCTAGGGGGTATATTATATATATTTAATTTATTATAATTATTAGGAGCAGAAGTCTGATTATCTTTATCTGTATAAGATAAAGTCTTTTTTTCTTTATTATCAATAAAGTCTGGTTCTGTTTTCTCTTGAGAGTAATCATTGTTATTATGATAATCATTGCCAGTAGGTAATGTTAAAGGAGTGCTTCCTTCTGTAATTCCCGAATTACATTTTTCGTCATTCCCTTGGGAATTACATTTTTCGTTATTCCCGTTTGCTTCATTTTGAAATTCAGAAACAATTTCTTTTTCAAGTTCGCTTTCCCAAACAGCAACAGCCTTATTGATATTTTCCCACAATGGGCGAATATGTACTGTAGGCATGGAATTAAACTTGTATTTTGCGAGTTCAACAAACCCTCTATTTTTCAGTTCTTTAATTGCCTTATCGTATTGGCGTTCGGTAATTCTAATTTCTTCTTGCCAATCTTTTCTCTGTTTTGCAATCCAATAATGGCCGTCTTTAAAAATGCGCACTTTTCTTCTTTTATTTTTATCCTCAGAAAACCAATATAAAATTCTTGATAATAGCGTACCCTCAATCAATCCGCCAGCAATATCAATATATTTGTGTGGTGTATGATTACATTTCGCAGATGAAAGGAACGCCACTCTCGCTTTTATTTCTTCTTGGGATATTTCTCTGATTTCAGAATTCATATAGATAACCTCCTTGTTGGTCGTAGGCACTCTCCGTATTGTGCCAGAATCCTTGATTTATAAAAACAGTGGACAGGCGTATCAAGGTTTACGCTTTTCGGCGGCCAACCTAGCCCACTGGTTTTACCAATTATTAAATACCATATACTTCTTTATTGTATTTTGCCATATCCATGTCGGATTTTATTCTTACCAATTTATCAATCTCTTCCATTGTTTCGCAAAGATTTTTCATCATATTTATTCCAAACATAGGTATATGTCCGCATTCAGAAACGATTTTGAAATCTAGGCTTACAGTTCCTTTCTTCTGTTCTTTTCCGAGATCAAATCCATTTAGTAAAAAATGATATCTGCTATGCAGTTTTCCTGGAAGCAACAGCAAGTTATTTATGCTATTATTGCTTCTATCAAAGTCTATATGGTGAATTGCATAACTGCTGTCAAACTCAATTCCATAGTATTCTTTGTAATATTTACGATAATTAAAACTCTTTGCCATAGATTAATACCTGCCTTTCGTATAAAAGAGTGCCTTGAACTGTATGTAAATCAACAGGCAGGCGGCAAGGCATTTCCGCTTTTCGATGATCGGTCTAGCCTGTTGGTTTTACCAAAATTAACGGTTAAAACAAAAAAGAGCCGCCAAGTAAGATAAAAATTCCTCAAAATCGAGAAATATTAATTTCTTCTTAGCGGCTCAAAAATCAAGACCGTGTGTACTTCTTCATTGAAGAAATTATACCACACAACCAGCCAAAAATCAATATGCCGGGGACGGGTTGAAGCGGCTGTTTGTATCTTTCTGGGCTTTTGACACTGCCTTTGCAATCTCGCTTCCGTCCAGGATAATGCTGTTCATGATGTACTGCGGATTCTTGTTTCCACTGTTCATACTCATTGCCATTGCAACTCCCTGTGCTACTGCTTTTGCCATTTCCTCTTTTGTAAGTCCCATACTTCCGTCAGAACTGGAAACAATGCTGTCTGCAATTTTCTTCATGGTTCGTGGATTTTCCAGTGGAAGAACGGCTTCGGAACCGGCTTCACCGATACCAATTACCTGTGCGCCATTGAAAAGACCACCTTTGGCGTACCAATCAACACTAGAGTTCCATCTCCATTTATGAGTATTTCCCTCTTGCCAGTTAGTATAATTCATTTGCAGATGTGGCGTTTTGATATGAACATCTTCTATTCCACGTTTAAAATCATTCATCGCATTTAGCCCAACAGAATAGAGTCCCGAAAAATTTCCATTAATAGTTTTTCTGATTGAAGAAAAAACTCTTGCAACAGACGACATATTATTTTCGGCATAAGTAAGCATTTTTCCAGTTTCCGTGTCAACTTTACCAGAAGCTTTTTCCCAAATCTGGTTTGTATTAATCAGAACGGAAGACCAATAACTTTGAATAGTTGTCATAACCTTACCCATTACATCTTTTGTATCGGTGTCCATGGTTCCGAGGGCTGTCGATACAGCGCTTGCAGAATTTCCCCAGTTTGTTTTAGAATTGGTTTCAACATCATCATTCGTGTTCTTTATCTTCGACCAAATGGAAGGCATTGTGCTTTCTGTGCTTTTTTTCATCCCAGCCATTGCCGTGCTTACGGCAGTATTGGCGAGACCAAAGCCAGTTTTTGTCTTGGATGATACGGAGCTAGAAGCATTTGCAACAGCGGTAGTAATACCTCCCACTGCTGTTTTCACAGATGTATTCATTCCATCGAAAGAATTCTTTGCACTTGTTTCCATTGTGACAACTGCATCTGGAAAATCTTTTCTGAGTTTTTCATCTAATTCATCTAACGGAACGCCAGCATTTTTTAATGACGTATAAACTGCGTCTAGTGCTTCTTCTGTATTAGCATATGTTCTTCCAGATATTGCACTATCAAGAGCATCTTTAGCAGTTAAGTAGTCTCCACTAAATTGATCAGAGCTAAGACTTAAAAGATAAAGTTCGTCTTTCAAATCAGATATACTGATTTTGGTTGTATCAAATTTTCCTGCTGATTCAGATACACCATCTCCAAGGGCTACAGCTTTGTCAGTCATATCTTCCAAAAATCCAGTTGATACGCCCGCCTGTGCGCCGTATTTTTCGAGAATTTTTCTTGCATCTTCGGTTGATACGCCAAATTCTCCAAGTTTCTGAATGAAACTATCGTACATTTCAGAATTTGATTTTCCGGCACTTTCATCTGCTTCAATTAACTTCCAAAGCTCTTCTGCTTGATCTTGCGTTATCTTATGAGCACTTTCCATCTCACCTGTATAATCATGGAGATAACCACCTGTTTGTGATAGAATTCCATTTCCACCTTGCGCAGCTTCTGTAATACTTGCAATTCCTTTAGAAAGTTTAACAGATAATGCCGTTGCAACAAATACAATCCCAGCGGTTCCAAATATAGTACCAAGCGTTGAAGAAAATGAAGATAATCCACCTGTAGCCGCCGTTTCCGCTGCTCCACCAATATCACCGATGATAGTAGGAAGGGAAGATGCGGTATCAAGTGGGAAATTTAAAAGTTTTGATGCCAATGAACCGATTCCACTAGCAAAGGAAAAGATTTTGGTGGCAATATCCTTGGCTATTTTGATTGCAAACAATGTTCCGAATGCAGCACCAACTTGTTTTATAAATTCTGGATCAACTCCACTTAATTTTTCAGCCAGCCAATTAATAGCATTTGCAATACCATTAATTAAGTCCGCTCCGATATTAATTATTCCTTCAAGTCCGGTAATCAACGCATCAGCAAATCCTTCTGCAAATGGCTGGAATGCAGACCATAAATTTCCAAGAGCAGTTCCAACAGCATTCCAATCAACCTTATCAATAAAATTCTGTATTGAGGTTTTTACACGGTCAATACTGCTCCAAATCCAATCCCAATCAACATCAATAATCCCAAAATTATCAAGTGCGGTTACAATTCCGGCTAATCCGAGTGCCATTGCTGCATAAGGATGTTTTGCCAATAAAGCAAGTCCTTTTCCTAATGGGCTGTCTTTTCCAATGATTCCACCAATAAAAGTTAGTCCTTTGAATCCAAGGATTGCAATGGAGATTTGTCCAAGTCCCTTTCCAATTGCCTGTGCAGTTTCCGGACTGATATTCTTTATTGCATCGGCAATTGAGTTCAAGCCTCCAGGAAGTGTTGTATTGATGAAATTTTCTCCAACATCGAGTAAATCTTTGAAGAAGTCAACAATTCCCTGTCCAACATTTTGTGCAAATGGCGCAAGTGCATCCCAGAAGTTCTTCAATGCCGAATTAAGTTCGTCCCATTGAATGTTGTTTCCGAAATTTGTTAATGCGTCAACAAGTTCCGGAATTGCACTATTCATTGTCCATGTACCTACCGGCACTAAGAATTTCTCATAGAAATCCATGAGACCAGTCCAAACAAATTTTGTTGGTTTTTGAAGCATTGTAAAGAAACTGGAAAGCGAACTATTCAGTTTACTCCAATTGATTTTATTGAGTAAATCATTTGTGATGGTAAAGAAACGCGGAAGCCCGGAATTGTCAGATAACATCCATAATCCAATTGGTTTCAGATAATTATTCCACAAATCTTTCAATGCTGTAATGGAGAAGTCTCCAAGTTTGCTAAGTCCTTCACTGTACAGTTTCTTGATTGATTCTGTGGTTGGTTTAGCTGCTTTTCTTATATTTTTAAATGCTTTGACGATTTTATCTGATACGGACTGCGCTTTATTTTCTACATTTGAAAATGCTTCGTCCCATGCTTTTTGGTACTCAGATAATGCCTTATCAAGAGCGTCATCCAACTCTGGTATATGTGTACTCAGCCCTCCTGTGTTTCCAGATGTTCCGCTTGTATCAGAATTTTTATTATCATTAAGCTGATTTAATTCATCAAATGAAAGTACAGAAAGAGTTTTTTGCAATTTTTTTGCATTGTCGTTTGCGTTGTCTAATCCAGAAGCGGTATCGTTTGCATTGTCTGCAATATCCCCCATATCAACTGAAGCTTTTCCGGTTGAAGACACATAATCTGACAGCTTAATACCGAGTAGCTTTGCAAGCCAAGAAAAAGCTCTTTCCAAAGCCATAACAAGACCGTTAATATATGGAAGTACTTTTGCAACAATAGGGAGAAACAATGTTCCGATACTTCTACCAAGTGCTTCAAAATTAGATTTCAACATACGAACCTGGTTGGCTGGTTGATTAATCGTTGAAGCCAAATCAGCCCATGCATATTTAGAACTATTTAATATTGTAATTGTTCTTAATATAGCTTTATCTGACTGACTTAGACTTGATACAGTAGCGTCAATTCCAAGGTTATAAAGTTCCTGTTGTAAATTTGCTACACGGATATTAATACCATATTTATCAAGTGCCCTGCTCATTCCAGTTATGCCGGAAGCCATATCGTTCCAAACATCGTTGAATTCAAGATTTTTTACAGAAGCAAGGTCTGCCCCGATTTCTGTTAAAGCTTGTGAAACCTTAGTTGATGCATCTGCTGTTGCCCCCATGGATGATGCCATCTGCGCATAGGTAGCTTGATAATTCATGGTGTCATTTGGATTAAGACCTAGACTGCCACCAGATATACGTGTCAAATCACCTGCATCTGAAATCTCAAATCCAGTCATTTTTTTGGTTAATTCTTTTGTCCTTTTTTCGAATGAACCAATATATTCTTCTGCTGATTTAGCACCAACTTCTTTCCATTTGCTCACATCCAATCCATCTGTAACCTGGTCGAATGCAGAATTGAAATAGTTCAATGTTTCAACATAATTAGATGCGGAAGATATTGATTTCCATACAGCTGTAATTATTCTTTTTAATGTAAAAAACTTAAAGTATAAACTTGCAATTTGTGATGTAAGATTTCCCGCTTTTTTTGAGGCTTTTTCAGCTGTATTTCCAAAACTGGATAGACTAGAACTTGCGCCTCTTATTGCTGAACTAATTTTTCCTCCAATTCTGCTTAAACCACTTGAGGAAGAAGAAAGCCTTGAAAATGAGTTTGCCATGGAATTTGTAGCAGAATTTACCTTTCCTCCAGCATTAGCCAACTTTGCTAGTGCTTCCGTCATGCGGATTGTGTCATCACTGATTTTAGGTGCAGTTTTCATCACATCAAAGAAAGATAATACTTCCTTTGCTAGTGCTCCAAGTTGGCTTGATGTTTGTCCGATTTTATTCCCAGAGCTTGCCAATTGCGCAATAGACTGAACTAACCTATTCACAGGTTCAGATATATCACCAACGCTCGTAAAACTCTCTGCAATTAATTTAAGGCTGCTTCCAAGTCCAGGTAATTCAGCGGATACATTCGCAATATATTCACCGGAATTGGCTAATCTAGCCATTGAATTAACAAAACGATTAACACTGGAAGATACGTCTGGAATCTCTGATAAATTGCTTAATTGATGGATTGTTTTTCCAAGTTTTCCAGAATCAAATCCACTAACATCAACCTGGCTAAGCCTGTTGATTGAGTTGATAACTGCATTCAGACCAGAACCTTTATAATCTACTCCGCCCATTGTCTTTATGGAATTTGAGAATTTTCCAATTCCATCAGCAATGCTTGTCATTTTCCCTATATCAAGTTCTTTTAGTTTTCCAAGTTCCCTTACACAACTACGTAATCCGTTTGTATTAACTCCGCTTAATGCGGAATTAACTTCTGTGAGTTTATTTGAAAGATTAGTCAGCGCACGTACTGCTTTTTCTGTACTACTGCTAATTTGTATATCAAGGGTATCAATGGTATTGTCAGCCATTTTATTTATCCCTCCTTTTTTTTACAAAAAAATAAAGGGCAGACAAGACTTATTCATCCTGCCTGCCCTTTTCATGGTTAAGTTCAAAGTTTGCCTGCATGAGTTGCAAGCTTGCTAAAAGTGCGTTTCTCTGTTTTTTCTTTTCTTCTTCGGAAAGTATGCATTCCTGTTTACGCTTTTCTTCCTCTGCTGATTCCAGTAAAGGTTTTTTCAAATACTCTGCTTTAGATTTTTTCCCCATTAAAGCATTTGCAACACCTGTGAATGTGGCTGATGTTTCATAAATTCCCGCTTGCCAAAGTTCAGCGTCTCTTCTCTTTTGCCGTATCTTTTCAGCTTCTAGATAAGGTTTTAATTCAGCTGGCGTAGAATCCATAAATTCTTCTTTAGATACACCAATAGAGAGGTATAAAGGAAGAATCTCTTGGTAAACAACTTCTCGAAAAGTTAATTTTTCTTTTTGTGATCCTGTGGAATCTTCGTTGCATTTTTCTCCAATGCCTGTGCTTTTGCTACTGCATTCAGAAGACCGGATAAAAAACCATTTTTCTCCAATTCTTTGTCGAGAAGTTTGTATAAATCAAATCCGCTTTTCGGATTTTCCTCAGTTCCTTCATCTTCGTAATCATCCAAAAGGTCACAGACTTTATTAAGAACAGCTTCTTTTTCAGAATCACTTTCATACCCAAACTCTTCCTTGTGCTTCTTTTGAAGTCCAGCAAGAAGCAGTTCCGGGAGAAGAGAAATCATCTTCTGAAGGCTTCTCTCTTTTCCATCTGTAATCCCCTGCACCTTGTCCAGCACATCTGTTTTTGTAAGAAGTCCGTATCCAAATACAACCTTATATTCTTTTCCATGTACATTAAAAGTTACCATTTTATAATCCTCCCATTAAAAACATCATTCTGATTTTGTAAGAGCAACCTTTGTTTCAAGTCCCTTGTAATCTGTGATAATAAGGGAAATGGACATTGTTGCAGCTTCATTCTGTCCAACTTCTGGAAGTGGAATCTCACGTCCGCACTCAGCTGTAACAAAGAATGCATCTGTCATATCCGGGAAAACAACCTCAAACCATGTTGCAAGTCCAGTTTCTTTTGCTGTCTTAGATGCACTATAAAGTTCCTTAATCTGCTTAACAGATTTATCTGGATCCATGATAAATTCGATTTCCCATGTACCGCCAGTATCCTGTCTACCAGCTGCATATTTTGTGATATAATCTTCCAATGCTGATACGTCAATCTGCTCTGTATCAAGTGAAATTCCACCAATAGAGCTTGCAAGCTCAAGTTGCTTAAAAGTTGTAGGCTTTACGCCTTTTTCGGTTTCAACTCCATAACCAAAAGTCACGCCTAATGTTGTTAAACGGCTCATTATTTCTCCTTTCTACCTTTAACTCTTTAAGGTCAGCAATTTTTTTCAAACAAAAAATCGGTAATATGCACGTAACCCTGTGCCGGGAGATAGCGGATCACCGCCTTTCTACTCTTCTTTTCCAGACTGCTTAATAAGCTGATTTACATAAGTGCTTAATCCGGCAACGATAACACCTTGTGTAATTGCGGTAAACAGTGCCATTGCAGCTTCCTGTGAACCGGAAACTGTAGATGTTGCAAAAACATAAAGACCGCAAATTAATACACCAAGGATTCCTAAAATCATTGGAATAAATTTGTCAGAAATATTTTCTGATTTTTTAATCATTACCCCGATAAAATAAAGAACTACAACGACAATAAGTAATTCTGGCTTTACATAACTTAAAATCTGATCCATAATCTCACCTCGCTTTCGTTTTAAGCATAAAAAAAGAACGTCTATGCGTTCATTGGTTTCAAAGTAATTTTCCTGTATATATTCGGCTGTATCGGCTCACAAGCTTTTTGATTCCACTGTCACCAAAAAACATAGGTTCCGGGCCATATGTGCGGCGGAATCCCATGCTCACCATAACTTTGTGACTTATCTTGTCCAATTCATACACTCTGGTTAATGCTTTGCTCCCAGATGTGAAGCAATTTACTTGAAATGATGGCATTGTTGCGCATTCATCCCCTTCAAGGTCACCTCTTGTAATTGGATTCCCAAGCATATAAAGCTGTGCATATGCCTTTTTGCCGGAAGCAGTTGTTTCGCTCCCATCCATGGAATAATTGTCTGCGCCAGTAATCTTAGAAACAGCCGCTCCCCACCTTGAAAAAACTTCCAATACAGGGGATTCTATTGTGTCCGGCATATCTGTCACCTCACAATAAAAAATGCACTCACCTTTATAGTGAATGCATTGCATGTTATGCTACAATTTAACACTGTAATGATAACATAATTGTTTAGTATCATTCAGTATATTATGGTATCTTCTTTAAGAAGAGAACACCTCTTTGGCAATTTTGCGGATATTCTGAATGATTTCTACGCTTGCTTTATACATTGGCATTGTAGCTTCTGTACCGTAAGAGCGTACCCATTCGCCGGAATCAGAAACATATACCCAGGAATCATTTTTCCCTTTTCCTTGTCCGTAAGAACCGATTGTATAACCAAATTCTTCTCCTTTTGGATGTGGACTAGAACCGGCTGCACCATTGTAGTGAATACCTGCGCCGAATTCAATGAATAAAATGCTTTTGCCTTCGCATATTAAATGGGCTTCTGCATAGTCCCCAAAACTGTTAATTTTGATGTAAGTATTGTGGTTCTTATCAGAATCGCCTTGTGCTGCCAAAATATTTTGGTCAATAACTGGAATCCCTAATTCACATAATCTTTTTATGAAAATTTCATTTTTGTTCCTTAAAGATTTTTGATAATTTTTTATTTCATCAATAGCTTTTTGGATTGATTTCTGTGATAAGGTACACTTTATTGTCTTACCCATCTTCGTTTCCTCTTTTAGAAATTCCGTATCTGGCAATATTGCCTTTTTGTGTGTCTAAAATCTTCTTTAGTGTGTAGTCTGGCAATACTGTGGGCTCTTCATCTTTGTTCAAAATAAGGCTTCCGTCCTCGCTTATTTGTGGAATTCTATCTATCCAAAATATGTCCGCTTCCTGTGGGTGGAAATTTCGATTAAAGCTTGTAATGTATCTGTCATAATCTGGCACTATTCCAGCTGCAATTTCTTCTGGTGTTCCGGCTGTAGATGATACAGAAAAAGAGTATAGAACTGGTTTCTCATAAACTTTAATACGGTCTAATCCTTGCGTTTTTTCAGTAATTCGAGACCAATATACTTTTTGCTTTTGACGGACTAATCCTCTCATATTTCCTCTCTTTCTTAAATTTGGTTGCTTAACTAAAGCCCTATTTAGTTAATTATTTAATGCTGATACGTTGTTACCATAGCAATCTTCTGATAGTTCATAAGATGTGTAAGGTTTTTCTTGGTATGTTCCTATTGCACTATCACTTTTACCCAATGTCCCACTCCAAAGCATATTGTTGTAAAAATGTTCCTCCATACCAGTACCTTCTTTTGTAAAAGGGCCAAGTTGGATTGATACGCCCTTATTTACTTTTAATATACAGTTAGATACTTCTAAGATTTGGTAATAATTAGAACCATCGAAATATCCTCTGTGACACCCCAGTGCTCCTGTTTTCAGCGGTCTGCTGTAGAGTTCATACATTCTATCGGGCGTATCATTTATTAGCTCACAATTTCTAATAATGTATTTACAATTTTTAGCCATCCCAATTCCTACAGCTTGGTTTTGAGCTGAATATATAATACAATTTTCAATTATACCATTTTTTTCTGTTTCGTCTGAATAATCAGCGTTGTCAACATGTACGCCATAAGCTCCTATGGTGTAATCATCCCTTCTGTTTTCAACAAAATTAGGTGTACCATCATGTGTCGCTTTAATTGTCAAATTTGAAATATAAAAATTGCCACTTGCAAATATAGGTGCATCATCATATCCACCTTTGTCATTCATTATTATGCAATCTTTTTTATTAGTGCCAATAAGCGAAATATTTTTATTTTGAATGCTTACTGTTTCGTTGTAAACACCTGGGTATATTTTAATGGTTACAGGGTTCGATTTAGTAGCGAAAGAAGAAGCGTAGTTAACCGCTTTACCTATTGATGAAAACATTTTTTCGCCTGTTATTGACACTTCAACAATATTTTTACAGTTATTCAATCTCTTCCATTCTAACCATGTCGAACCATTATTATATCTAAACCATAAAGTATTATCCGAAGAATTTAAGAAAAATTGGTAGCATCCACCTTTTAACTGTGTATTTAAGAACGAGAATAAGCATCCACTTAATGTCATACCATACACGGGTAAATTTTTAGTGCATTTTCCGTCTGCGATTTCCGATGTATTAAAGTAGCAATAGTAATAGCCTTTTGTAGCGTTGTTTGCATCACTTAGAATTGTTTTATAGGTACTTGAAAAAAGAAAATCCGTTGAACTTTTAAATAATTCTACTGAATTATCTAAATACTGAACCCATTTTGGAACGCCCTTTACAAAAATAGCGTTAACATAAGCACTTGTTGTTATTTCTATATCATTATTTATCCATAATACTAAATAGAAATGGTATGATGGGTACATTTTTCTAATTGAAACCAAATCCGCAGATGTAATATTTTGGTTTCCATTTACAAACGAATTACCGTTCCAGCACCCTACAGACGTATTGTGTTCGTCATACCCCCATAAATTAAAAACGTAGCCATTTAAAGCAACAACGCATTCAACATCTTCTGCTATATAATTTATGGTTGTAATTCGTTGAGATGAATTGCCTTTATCACCATTCCAAATGCCCTTTCTCTCCCACAGTTCCTCACCATTTGCATTTTTTAAGCCTGTGAACGTAGCTATATCTTCCTTTAGCGAACCAATAGCTTCTCCCGTTGCTTTTGCTTCGGCAAGCCCACCTTCTATAGTCAATGTAGTGTCTGGCTGTGATACACTCTGGATGTTCTTAATAGCTTGTTCTTTTGCGGAATTTACATTTTGAACAGCTTCCGCAGATGTGTTTTTAGTAAGCTCCAAAAGCTGATTTATAACATCTTTTTCTTCCTGTCCTATCTGTGGTTGATCAATCTCGATACCCTCTAGCACTGGTACTTCCGCTATTGTGGTATTCCATTCAACACTAATATTTGAATCGGAATCCGTTTTAACAGCGCAAACAATAAAACGTACCGTTCCCATATACCTTGCTGCATTTCTTCCAATCAACCAAGAAAAAGTTACATTTTCGCCATCTACAGCTACATCATCACAAATGTATTGGTCTTTGATAGAAACATTAAAATCCACACTGCTTACGTTTTCAAAGTTAATTCTGACTGAAAATTTGGATAAATCAAGATTATCTCCTACAATTTTGGGACATGAAAATTTAATACGTTCTGCATTCTTGTCAGATTGTACCCCACCAACTACGATTGTAGAGGGCACGAAAATAATCCTTGTCTTAGCATCAATCGTGCATATATCGGATTGTTCAGAAAGCAAATTAACATCTTCTTTTGCGCTCATAAGTAAATCAAGTGCTGTTGCCATGTTCTACCCCCTCTGTGATACTTTGGTTTTACCAGTAGTTATAATGTATTTTCCGTTATCTTTCACTCCGGTGACAGATACAGAAAAATAATCCCAAGTAAGGGATTCTGGCGGAATTTCACATTGATTGTTTTTCAGTATTACTGGGTATTCTCTTTCCATTCTCCAAAATGAAGCAGCTATTTTACATCCGTTCCACTCTGGTGAAAAGATAAACAATGCTTTAAGATATCCAGTCGTGCCCTTTACCAGTCCAGAGAAATCACACTTCGGATCTGGATAAATTCTTTGATTATTTACAATAAATCTTAATACTCTCATGCAGTCATCCTTTCCATTCCAACAGGGGCTACATATGTAAATTGGTTTCCCAAAATATCTCTGGCTGTGCCAATTACGAAATGGCTGTAGTCTGCCAGAATATTGCATATAAATTCCTCTGCGTCAACCCAATATCGTTTCTTGACCATGCGGTGGAGCTCTGGTAATAGACCATAGCTGAACATTACACAATGTCCTAACTCATGGATAAATACACGGTTTAGAAGTTCTCCATGTAGGTTGTTCACAATCGAAATAATATGGGTGGAATAATCCGATACTCCAAGTGTTCTATTTCCAGTGCGGTCAATTAACACGTTATCGTGTGGGGATACGAACTGTACTCTCCATAGGTCACCGTTCATGTAAAATTGTCTTAGCATGGCTTATCACCATCCTTTTCTCAACTAAAAAGCCCCTGCCGCACTACTGCAACAAGGGCTTAATCAATAATTTAATCATGTCATCTGCTGAACCAAACGGCTCAGGTCAGTTTTCATCTGCTGTCTGAGCGTTGCATCTGCATCCGACCACATTTCCGTAAGGTTACGAATAATATCTGATGTGTATTCTTTCATGGAATCATCCATTTTTCTCTTGGATTCAGAATCCTTAGAATCATGATAGTGTCTACGATTCTCATCGTATTTATCATAAGATTCTCCGTATCTGGACTTCTTCCAATTCATATTCATACCATCATTTTCCATATCACTACGCTCTGGATGATATCCCATGCGGTACATATTACGCTCAAACTCTGGATTGTTTAAATACTCGTCCATCCAGTCATCGTCTTCCATGTACAGATATGGTCTATAACCTTTTCTGGTTCCCCTACCTTTTGGAGCGAAACGCCCATTTGAATAGCGGTAACGGTCATATCCCATGCGTCCAAGATACTTTTCTTCCTGTTCGCATTCATCCATAGCTTCCACAATACGATAATCTTTATCAGCGCAAATCGCACATTTTACTGCTTCCATGCAGTCTTTCAAATCGTCCCAGTCTTGAGCACTAAGATTATCAAAGCCATGTGTTTTGGCTTTTTCCATAGCCCATTTTCCCATTTCCATTGCAACTTTATGCATTACAGTGCCCCCTTTCTAACAGCCTGCGTAACAGGTGCTTCTGTCGTTGGGGCTGTACCATTGATTGCAGTCAGATTGTTATTCGGGCTACATGCCGGGTTTCCTAACATTTTGAACACTCCACCAGTAGCACTTGTTACAACTCTGGTTGCGTATTTTGTTCTTGTTCTGACACCACATGCTGTTACCTGTGCGCAGCAACGATTCTCTAACGGATACAAGGTTGTTCCTGTTCCTATCTGAATCATAACTGGGGCAGTAATTGTGGTTGCATTTGGAATAGATTGTGCTAAAACAATGCAGTATTTTTCTCCATTATTGTAGCTTCCTTCTGGAATAGTAACCACAAGATTTCCACCTGTGAATGCAATTGCGGTAGACAACACAAGGTGATTGCAGAGTTTACAAACATTCTTACATGCCATATCTCTTACCTCTCAATCAAATAAGAGGTGAGCCGCAACCCACCTCTTAGAATTTAGTCAACCTCTAAGGGTGAGTTACTTAGCAACAACCGTTACCATATGTATTACATCCTGCGTATGCATATGGAGCTGGAACCTGGAATGCAGGAATCGGAGCAGGATTGATTGCATTGATTAACTGCTGTGTCTGAGAAGCCATTGCAGTTGTAAGCAATGCAGACTGGCGATCCTGGGAAGCAGCACGTTTCAGATCAGAGTTCTCTGCCTGTAATGTTGCAATCTTATCGTTAGTCAGGAAGTCAAGGATTGCTCTTGTGTTGCTGTTCTGGTTTTCCAGAAGGTCTCTGGTGTTGTTATTCATTGTGTTCTGGAGAGCACAAGTGTTGGTAGCAAGGTTGTAATTGATGCCCTGGATTGCTTCTCTTGTTTCACAGCAACAGTTTGCTAACTGAGACTGTAATGCATTGGTATTCTGCATACCGGCTACAGTATCAGCATTGATTGCCTGCTGAACGCCGTTGAAGCCTTGAAGCATTCCGACGTTCACGCCGTTGAAACCGCTCTGCATGGTATTGTTAAGCGCATATGTGCTATCACAAATGCCTTGCTGAATACCTCTGATACCATTCTGAATATCATTCAGAGCAAAGCCCTCGTTGATATCCGCTCTGGTAGCCCATCCTTGGAAGCCGGCACCATTTGTACCATTGCCACCCCAGCCACCAAAGCCGCCGAAACCGCCCCAGCCAAAGATAAGCAATATTATAATCCACCATGCCCAGCCACCGCCAAAGCCATAGCCTTCATCGGCACGGTTATTAGAGCCGCTTAATACAGCGACATCGCTTGCTGATAATCCACCATTCATCATAGCGATTACCTCCTTATTGATTTTTGTAATTTATACAAAATCAAAAGACCGCGGCTCTTTTAATTATTGTAGCGAATTTATTTTATTCCAAACTGGTTCTTAACCTGCGACAGTATATCGTCTGGATTAATATTTCTTTCTTTACAAAGATTTCTTGCAAGCTTTTCAATTCCTGCATTATCACCTTTTTCCATCATATTAATTGCGTTGTCAATTACAGGATTATTCCCCGCTTGTCGTTTCATCATATTGATTATGGCTTGTTGAGGATTCCCTCCACCACGTATCATTTGCATAAGTTGCATTGGATTCATCATCTCTGTTTACCTCCATTCTGCTTTGATTCCGGTGTTACCGACATTTGTGTCGGGAACATACTCTTTATTTCGGAAATCTCAGAGCAAACATCGTTCCGAAGCTGATTAAACATAGCTTCTATGTCAATCGGTTTTTCTTCTGCCTTTGGTTGCTGTTGTTCTTCCGGATTTATAAGTCGATAAACAAAAATTCTACTTCTTCCATCTGCCTGTAATTGTTTTCTATATATTTCTGTTCCATCTGTTTTTGGATAATAAACAGGATTTCCGGACATATCTACATCTTTTGCCTTTACAGTATCAATCCCATCGACCATCTGTCCTTGTAACATGGGGATTTGTGGTACTTGCGGCATTGGTTGCTGAATTTGTGTCTGTCCGTATGGCATTGCCTGTTGATAGCTATTTTGCAATTGAGCTAATCTATCTTGATACGGTTGTATTTGTTGAAATGGTTGTGCAAAATACGGATTACCATACTGCATATCTCAAACCTCCCTTGTTTTTATAACTATATTTTACAATAATAAGAGGTTGATTAACACGCCATGATAACGCCATAAATACGCCATTTTCTATGAATACAAAGAAAAGCCCCGACAATACATCGGGGCGACTTTCATAATTTTCTTCTTTAATTTTCTGTTTATGCGGTCTACGGTTCTTGTGCTGTAGCCCATGATTTCTGAAGCTTCTGCAAGTGTTTTTTCTTCGTAAACGCGCAATCGGAATAACTCTTTTTCTCTGGAATCAAATCCAGCTTCACGCAAATAGAAGATTCTTTCATCTTCCGAAAAGTCTTTATAATCATCCATTCCACTGTCCTCCCTGTAGTGGAATCAATATTTACACCGGGAAAATGCCTTTTAGGGCAAAGCCTAAAACAATACCAATTATGCCAGTTATGATATAAGCAATTATTTTGTCCTGTAACTTTCCTGGTTTTTCCATGAGTGATTTTAAATTGTCGTTCATTTCGTCAACTGTATCCTTAATGTGTCCCAGATCGTTGTTGTATAAAGCAATTTTCTGTTCCAGCGCATTGATACGTTCAAAAAAAACTCCATCCCTTTTGGAATGCTTTTCTTTCATCTCATGGACGGCACTTTCCAATTCTTTTAAGCGGTGTTCGTTGATACACTCGTGTTCACATCCCATCGCTATTCCTTTCCATCACTCCCATTTTTTAAATATTGCTTCTACCCACCTAATTTGAAGCACCCCTGCGATACGTGGGAGGATTGACGTATCACGCACACACCATCTTAGAATCCGATAAATGGAAAAACACCATGATTTACATAAATTTCAGTTTCGGAATCCCAACTTCTATTCACAGAGGATTCGGAATGTGATCCTTGAAACTCAGCTCCCTGCTTTACTAGGAAGAAAAGAGCCAAATCAAATATGCAGTCATAGCATTTCTCCATATCGGAATTTATTTTCTCATCACTGTAAGAGGAAGGATAATTCCTTTTCTTCTTAAATGAACGAATAGCCCTCTCTGCTGAAAGAGGAATCATCCTCGCTGTTTCTGCATCATCTTCAAGATAATTTGTCAAATCTTCTATAAGCTGTTCGTCCATTTAATCACCTACCTTTGCTGAGATAAAATCTCTGATATTATTCCAGCCTTATTAGTTGCTGTCAGGGCATAGCCGTTGTCACTTGCAAGCTGTCTTAACTGAGATACAGTCATATTAGACAACTCGCTTTCTGTATACTTGTGTGTTGATGTATCATTCACGCTTGCTACAGATGGTGACTGGCTGTTTTCATCGAGACTATGCCCGGTTATTCCCCCGCTTTGGTACCGATCACGATACCACCGTTTGCTTTTGGTGCAACAGGAACGAACATACCGGATGCTTTTGTCCATACTGCAACCGGATCCTGTGTAGCCCACATGGAAAGAGTAACAAAGGAACGATTCTCTTCCTGTATAAACTGTCTGTATTCAAGCTCTTCTGGTGTCACACCCCAGAGGCCAACACCGAAAGAACCGTTAGCATCTGCTTCATACAGAGTAAATACATCCTCTTTGAGGTATCTGGCTGTTTTCAGGGTTCCATCTGCTTTTCTGAAATTAAAGTTCTCATCACAACGATCAATTGTGATTCCATATTCCTGCATAAGCAGATTGGCAAGCTCCTGCTTTGTGAGAAGCCTTTTATTTGCAGCACCCAGAACAGCTGTCTGCATTGCAGTGTTGTTCCGCATGTAGTTAATCATTTTAAGAGAAGTAACAGCTTTGTTTACTACATAGCCATTGCCTTCTGCTACAGCTACCATTTTCTGGATATCGCCCATGATATCTGCATCTGGCTTAGACCAATCAGTAAGCGTTACTTTTGCACTTGCTGGAACGCCATAGTCAATTCCCATGTCAACATGGTTCTCTTTGATTGTTACAGCGCCGGTGGAAAGGAACTGTCCTTTCATAACATTTGCTCTTGTAACAACGCCCTCGAACAGTCTGGCTGCATCATCAAATACAAAGTTTTTCAGTGCTTCATTATCCGGCACACCGTTTTCAATTGCCTGCCGTAAGTTTTCGGACTGATTGATTTTTCTCTTAATGAAGAGTTTTTCAGTCAGGACTTTTTCAAATCCAGGTCTTGTGCCGATTTCTGCTTCGCTATCAAGAGCGTGGACGAATGCAACTTCCGGGAGATTCTGTCCAGCCATAAGTCTGTAATACTCTGCTTTCAGATACTGGGTTTTTGTATCTGGGAAAATGGTATCGAGGATACCTGGTCTTTTAACGCTGAAATTCTGAGAGAAATTAAGTCTTTCTTCTTGGGTAATTGATTCCAAAATATTAAATGGCATTTGTCATACCTCCTTAAAATACTGGGTCTTCTGTGACTACAAAAACAATTCCGGATTTTTCAAGCTCTGTTTTTGCAGTAGTGTCAACTGTTACTGGAAGTCTCTTTTCAAGAACACGTCCTGAGACAATCACAGAAATTGGTCTCTTGGTATCATCTGTCATATCAACATCTTCAAATACAATGCCGATTGCGCCTGTCGCATTTGTTGGATATACGGAACCTGCTTTGATAATTTTCTTAGTTCCAACTGTTTCAGCATTTGTCTGGTCTGCTGTGTAGGTTTTGAGTACAAGTCCGACCTCAGATTCAAGAATATTTGGAGTGGACTCATACTGCTCTGTTTTCATAAAAGCCATTATTTATATCTCCTTTACTTAAATATTTACAGGGGCGTTACCGTCCACTGATTTAGTTTCCTGGTTCTTTTTTGCTGAGTAAGCTTTTGCAAATTCAGCAGCATCACTTTTTACTGTAGCTTTCCCACCGCTACCACCGCCCGGATTCGGAGTGTTTTCCAATGCTTCCTTCTCCCAAGCTGCTTTTGCGGTATCAAGTGCTGTTTTATTTGCTTCGGAAACTCCCTTAACAAAAGTTTCGACTTCTTTCATTGCATCTTCTGGTTTCTCATACGGTGCAGATGCGTATGCTTTAATAGCACTCGCGTATGTTTCGGTTGAAAGTCCTGCATTTGCGAACATAGAAGTAATTTCACTGGTAAGGGCTTTTTTGTTGGATTCTGCAAGCGCAGCTTTCAAATCAGCTAACTCCTTATCCACTGCTTCCTTTTCTTTCTTGCGTTCAGCTTCTAGCCGTTCTGCTTCGGTCATGTTCTGCTTTTTCAACTCTTCCAACTCTTTTTCCAGGGAATCTGCTTTTTCAGCTTTTTCCTTCAGAGAAACATTTTTGTCTTTCTCTTTCTTAGTTTCAGCAGAAATAGAATCAAGAAGCTTAGAAACCTGTTCCTCGGAAGGTTCTGCAACTCCCATACCGATAAGTGCCTGTTTTGCCTGTTCTCTTGTCATTGAAATCTCCTTTCTTCCAGTCCAATACGCTTTTTCAACACGGTTCGCTCCGCACATGGTCTGTACCCGATTTACGCTCACGGGCTGTTGCAATTTATTTGATTTTGGGTATTAAAAAAGAAGCCTTAGATTTCTCTAAAACTCCTTAAATAATCGAAATTTGGTTCATTCTTCGTTAGATGGAGAATTTGCCATTGGTTCTGTTTTGGACGGATTTTGAAACTTTCCGTCAAGTAATTGCTGTGCTTTCTGCATTTCCGCTTCCGGGTCTGCCAGTTCCGGGTAAATAGTTCCCAGATACGGTAAACTCATTTCGTAGACTTTCTGCGGATCACTGAAAAGCCCACAAGTAATCAATGCAATAAGCGGATGAATTTTATTTTTGAACAGATAATCAAGCGCTTGTGCTTTTACAAGCATATTGTCTGTTGGGTTTCTGGTTATCTTCACATCGAAATCTCGTGTTGAGATATTAACATCTTTTGATGTGCCACGGATAATATTCAGAATAATTCTGGCAGATTCCTTTTCAGCTTCCTTGGTGAATGCTTCTACCAATTTTGCATCTCTCTCTGCAAAATCCCATCCATTACGAAGGTATACAGCATTTCCTGTATCTCCTCCGCTATTGCTTTGTCGGTTTGGCATTGCTTCCACAATCAGCATATTATTGTAGATATCATCCTTTGCAACCTGGCTCTCTGATTGATTCAGTTCAGCGGTCATCAGTTCAACATCCGATTGACAGCCATTTCCGGTATCTTTAACAGAGATAGCACCAAGTTTTACCATTTCCAAAAACTCGTTTTTGTCTACCTCGCAGTTTTTAAACTTCATAAAGGATTGCACAAACTGTTCCACGCCATTTAATCTGTCAGACTGGTATTTGTTAATTGCATCAAATAATGTGATTGCAATTTCAACATCTGAAAGCCTGTCATGATTATTCGGGCATTCAACAATTGGAATACCGCCAAAACCATTGATGCCGTAGTTAGTTACTTTCCCATTCTTGATTTCAAAAAACTGGTTCTTTGAATAACATAAATAATATTGCTGTTCATCTTCATCTTTTAAAATCTGTACGGAAAGCATTGGTTTCCCATTTCTCTGTGAGTATACAATGTAACAATCACCTGGATATGGAATAAAGATTCTGAACGGCGGTAAATCTCCGTTTTTTGTCCAATCCTCTTCTTTCAGTATGGCCTTATAAGAAGTTCCTGTTGCACTTTGGTATATTGCCCTTTGGATGTTTCTTGCATCTGCATTGGCTTCATCCAGATAATCATTCAACAAATCAACTTGCTCATTTATTTTTTTGTCTGCATTTTTCTTTTTACATACATATTGGATTGGTTCCCCGCAAATCTGTCCAGCTTTAAACTTCACGGTTTCAAATGCGTGATTTTCAACCACTCTGTTATTAACTTCTGGACGGACTATTTTATTTCGGTACAATATTGGCTGATCGCCTTTCATGTACCGATACAAGTAATCAATCAATGTTCGATTTTTATTATGTATGCCAATTGTATCTGATACTACTTTTACTACATTTTGTGGAGTGATTCGGTCAACGCCTGTGTAGGCTACTTTTCTACCGAATTCACCTCGGCATAAATCTACAAAATTCATTGTATTTCTCACGAGCCGAACCATCCTTTCTGCAAAATAAAAAGCACTGGATGTTTTAATCCAATGCTCTACTTTATATTTTACACATATTAAAAGTATATTTCAGTATACTTCGGTATCATCTTTCGAAACCTTTTATCTTTTTTATTTCTGCTATGGCTTTTAAATGCTTTTTTTTAATGTGAATCTCTGAATAACCCATCTCATCTGCGATACGAACCAATGATTTGTACTCAACATAATGCTTAAATAATATGTCATATAGTAATGGGTCTTCAACCTGTTCTATAGTTCGGACTATTTCTTGTCTTTTTTGTAAAAATTCAGATATCATTTCTGAAATCTCTTCTCGCAGATCAAATATCTTCGCAATCATGTCTCCCATCGGATCACGTTTTACAGAAGTTTGCACCTTTTCCCCAACTGGAATTGCAGATACACTTGTGGAAAGAGAACTGAGCTGTTCTTCTTCGATAAGCTTGTTTTTGATTCTGTTATCATAATTTTCAATTTGTCGTAAATATTGAGCTGTAGTCATCATATTCTATCTCCTTCCCCAAAGTGGATTCTGTGTTGCTGTTGCGGTTCCACCCAATGGATTCTGAACGTACTCGGACATCATTGCTAAACTGTCTGGCCCATCATCATGTGGCACTTTTGCTCTTGTTGTATAAGTTGTTACATTTGCCATGAACAATCCGTAATCTGATTTTGGTTTGTACTGACTTTGATGCAAAAAATAGAAATTATTGATAATATAATTTGAGTTTACAAGAATTTTGGTTTCCTTATTGGATTGTGTAAATCTTGGTTCGATTTTCGCTCTGCATTTTCCATCAATCAATTTTTGAATATTATGTGCAACACGCCCTCCCACATTATTTGATTCAAAGCGAATCATGTGAGGATTGTGTTTAATCAAAATATCAGCTGTTTTCTTATCCAATATGTCATAATCTGTTGAATCATCAAATACAACATCTGGAATAAAAAACTTATCTCCGTATTGATATGCAATTGGAAGTGATTCAAAGTCGGTTCCCTTATCCTTTGTATCGCATACAGCCCATATAGCATCCGGCTCTCTTTTTGGCATAACTACATATTCATCTGTACAGCCATCTGGAACATCTTCTCTATCAAAGAAAAATCTTTTCAATTTATCTGGTGGTAAAAGTAATCCTTCACGCTCTACTGGTTTCTGCTGATACAAACAGTTAAAAGAAATCTCGTCCATTGATTCCTTTGCATCATTAAAATATTTTTCCGAAAAACCATTTACTGTAAATAAGAAATTGCTTTTTCCATCATCTGTTAATGCCGGTATTGCAATAAATCTAGCCCTCGGATTCCCTTCATATAATTGCTGTAGTTTTCCTATAGGGTCATGTACCGACCATCTTGTAGCTATATAAAATTCCTTGCAACCATCAAGCCTACGTGAGCGAAGGTCATTTACCACTTTTGTCCATAATGTATCAAGTCGGCTCTTATTCAATGCTTCTTCGATACCAGACACAAGGTCATCCGCTGTAAGAAATCTGTTACAACGTGTAGCACCAGTCAAAGAACCATCAATTGATCTAAATGTCCATGTTTTGAAACGACCATTTCTTTCAAGATTTACAGTTGTTTCTTTTGCATTACTTGTCTTTTTACTTAAATCAATGTTTGGAAATATCTCACTCCACGTATATTCTACTGGATCATTAATAATTTCCAGAACACCATCATAAAGGGAACGTGTCAAAATACTACTGTGTGCGGATGACAGGTTAAAATCGTTTGGGAACCATCCACCGACCAGGGAAAGAAAGAAATCTTCTAGCGTAGATTTTCCGCAACCTGGCGGTACGCTCAATGCAAATATATCCAGTTTGTCATCCATCAAGTCTTGAAGTGAACCTATAATATTATGCTGCATAAATACATTTCTTCTTGGTTCGTAAAAACGCTCTTTTGGAATACGATTTTTTTCAAGATATAACAATCCACTGTCTACTTGATAATTCTGCGCTTCCAGTAACAAATACTGCCAATAGATATCATCAAAGTCACCACTGCCAGTTAATGCAGCACACTTCTCTGCTATGTTATGTGAGTATTGACTTACTTTCATAGCCATTTTCCGTGCTTCTTGGTTCTTGTCGAAAGGAAGGTCAATATTCATGTTCAAGAGCAAATCAAGGCAATCTTTTTGGTTCTGATAGATTGTCATATCACTACTGATAATCTGATTCAGTACTGCCCGATACCATTCAATCGAGCCTTCTGTAATTTTTCCCATAAAAATAGAGCCAGACCTCCTTTCTTTTTAGGATTTAGTCTGGCTCTCATGTGGCTCTCTTGACTTTTCTTTTTATTTTTTTGTATTCTAAATATTTTTAAAAACTATATTTTTCACAATATCTACAATTTTCTAATCCATCCGGTTCTGGATGTATACACGGAATGTTCCTTAATTTGCACCATACCATTTAATCACTTGACTTTCTGCAAATTTCAATAAAATCTGGCTTACTAAGTTCTTTCAGCTTGTTAGCATATTTTGGAAATTCATGTGTATATATCGGATGACCTAAAAGTTTTTCTGCGTATTCGTATGCAAGTTTTCGGTCATCCCCTGTAAGCATACAAATTCCTGTATAGGTTTCAATTACTACAGCTTCTTGTTTTGTCATACATATCCTCCAAAACTCGCATTATTTTCTGAACCACCAAATATGTTTATCAAGAATATCTGCTTTTACATCACCATCAAAATAATATTCACATCCCTCATCTGCAAATTCTGCCGGTGTTGTAAATTGTGGTATTCCATCTGGTTCCAGTATGACACACGCCTGTCCAGAAATATAACTTGTTACAATGGCTGGTTCGCTACGCCACCAAACTTTTCTCCCGATAACGTTTTTGTCAAAATCAATTTCATTCAAATTCATTGGGTGTTCGAGAAAATCATTAATCATGCACTTCGCACGTTCAATACTACCTCTTACATCGCAGAATTTTTCGCCGTTTCTGGTTATAAACACGTTTCCAATTGTTCTTGCTTCAAATTCACCATGTCTGTATCTTGCATGATTGTAAGGTGCATAATTTATACCCCAACATACAGGCTCTCCATCGAATTGAATAAGATTCTTAAAACTTGGTTTTTCATTTCTTGGATAAGCCCATAAATTGTTATTTCCGTATTTCCCACCGATTGTATGTATATAGCCTTCTATTAAAACAACAAAATACGGTTTCCTATTAATTACTGTGTCCCAGTACATTTGATACATTTTTAATTTGGAAATGTCTGTATTTCTATCAATTAGTCTAATACTTTGCATTTAATATTTCCTCCAAGTTTTATACGTTCACTTCAAATTCTTTCTTGCAGTTGCTACCTTTACACTTCAATTTAAGATGCTGAATCTTTGTGTTTGGGCTAATCAGAAGCGCTTTCTTCTGGCAAAAAGGACAACAGGCGTATTTCGTTCCATTAATATTCCGTATCAATGCCTGTCCATTCCACGGTTCGGGTGGGTTCATGTATTCAGAAAAATTTATCCCTTCGGATTCTAATGCTGATTTAATGCTCATTTATTCTTTCTTACTCCTTTTCGCCCTGCGATTATGCGTATCTTTGGGTGTCCGTGCATTTTCAAATCATTATTGGTTATGTAAATTCCATATTTTTTCAATGTTCTAACGTATCCTATACCAACGTCATAAAACTCATAATCTGCGTTTTTTGGTACCATTAATTTTCCTCCGCTTCGGAATGCCATGCATTTTTCGGAAATTGTTCTGGTTTATTCGATTTGGGGCAACTAGTGTCCAAAATAGTTCATCACTTAATTTACATTCAAGTTCAATACTTAATGGCTTGCCTATGCTACAAAGTGTACCGTCCTCATTTCTGTGAAGAATACCGCCTTCGATAACAGTACCATCCGAAATTGAAATCTCTGGTATTGTTTCAATAACTTTTCCATTACATGTAAAGAAATGCTTTAATTCGTTCTTTTCGCCCATATCAGCACATTCCTTTGTTTTTCCTTAAATTAGCGTATCGGTCAACTATAACATCTATTGTTGTATAAAGCTGATTGATTGTGATGCAATCGGACTGGTGCTGTCTGCGACATTTTGCGATTTCTACAGATTCATCATAAAATGGCGTATCTGAATTTTCACGCACCTGCCTTTTTAAGTCATCGTTGTAACCGCACATTTTATCCAGTTCAGCCTGAAGCTCATTGATTTTATTATTTTTGTCTAAAATTTCATGTTGTTTCTTTTCACATTCTTCAGACAACCGAACAACCTCTTCTTTCAGCTGATCTACAGTCCAGTTTGCCATATCCTCAAATTTCATATTTACCACCTCTGTCTTCGAAAATTGTTTCTTCCAAGCATAAATTTTTCGGCTGAAAAATTATCCTCTACATCAATATGTGCTTCACGGTCTTGCACCTCATATCCGTTTGGAGTTAATTCAAGTTTTGCAGTATATTCAGCGCCGCAATTGGTGCATTGCCATGTCACATTTAAAAAGAGTCCTTTTTCTATAAAAGGGTTTGTGAAATCGGCATTTTCACATTTCAATATTCCACCGCAAACAGGGCAATTGCGTTTATCAAGTAAATTTAGCATTCAAATTCCCTCCTCTCCCTGTGCTTCATCTGACAGGCAATCATTTTAGCTATGTTTTCACGTTCCTGTTTTATTCCATGCCCCTGGCGAAACAACTCACATTCGAGGATATTCCCGCAGTGTGAGCATTCATCTTTTATTTCTTTACCACATATCTCCATCTTCTTTTCCTTCCAAAACTCACAACAGCACTCTGGTTCCGTAAAGTCTGCGCAATATTCGCTATCGCCATTGAAACAAACCCATGTGAAGTCATCATGTTTTCTGCAATTCTTACAACATTTTTCTTTCATAAATTACCTCGATTTAGAAAAATCCAGTGTGCCGACTTGAACGGCATAAATCTCCCAACGAGAAACACTGGAACTTTAAGGGGGAAAATGCAACTTCTGGCAATGGCAATTTGCCAGATAGAAACAACAGGAATCGAACCTGTGTCACATGATATTCAATATCATTGCTCTACCACTGAGCTATGTTTCTTTTTTCATCATAAAACGCTAAACTAGATGATTTTTTTAGAATCCCCGACTACCACTCCTCACGGGCATTGGTCTTATCTCTCTAAAAAGTTTTTGCACAAGATCGCTAGTGAGTTGCGTCTATATGCCTGCACGAATGCACACAAACGCATCCGCATTTATGTGCAAGAACTAACAATAGCTATGCTAAAGTAAGATATCCTATCTACACCTGGTAGATGGAATTGCAGGAGACGGATTCGAACCGCCGTTCTCAAGGATATGAGCCTTGCGAGATTCCACTTCTCTATCCTGCCGGAACCCGGAAGAACCGGGTTAGCAATAGGTTTATCGTGTTATGCTTTCCACTATCTACAAGTTTTAGTGCTGTAGATTCACTGGATATTTTTATGCATCTTTGGACGGCATCTCTTGAAAACTCCTTTTATTAACGTGCGCTGCGTTAATATTTTTAACTCAGAGATATACCAGCCGGGAAATCAGATCCATTTAGGCTACGCCGTATCGCACCTAAATTTACCCAATCCACACACTCAACTGGAAGTTTTTTCCACCCATATTACGGATGAATGGCATTTAGAAGAAATGGAAGCTCTGGGATTCGAACCCAGGACTTACGGCTTATGAGGCCGTTGCTCTTACCGCTGAACTAAGCTTCCTAAGATACCGAATTATTTGACCGCCATGACAAACAATCCGGCACTGTTGCAGTTCTTGACCACCAACCGCAACAAAGGTTTTCTGAAACGCTTTTAGATTTCAGAAAAGAGTGTTATAAAATGAACTTGCGGCGTTAGCAAAACCGCAAACTGGGCTAACTGGATTCGAACCAGCAAATATAGCAGTCAAAGTGCTATGCCTTAACCGTTTGGCGATAGCCCATTATCACCCGGGCGCACCATTAAAGCCCGGGGAAGTCGTGATATATAAGTTTATGTAATTAATATAATAAGTAATTAGCACTTACGCTACTCTGGATGCCTCGACTTATCACTTTCATAGGCTTTCCCGAGCCTACATGGATTAAGTCGAAGCTGCGCTTTTATGAATTTAACCCTTTCGATTAACTCGATCGGGATAATTCCAATTGGAATCGGTAAATACATTTGTCACCTCGTGCAAATTAAGAAAATATTCAGTGCAAAACATATTTCTAAACAAATGCAGAATAAAATCTGTATTACGTTTGTCTTTCCTTCTTCGTCCAGTATGGCTAAAGTTCCAGCAAGAACCAGAACGAAAAATGCAAGATTTACAGCTGTTCCGATTACATTAAGTGCATTCATTTTCTTTTTCCTCCCCAATTAAAAAGTCCAGAATTTTTTCTGCAATCTCTTCTTCTGGCTCAAACGGCATCCCACAGTAATTATAGGATTCTAAAGCCGATTTTAGGCTTGATTTGAAGCCATTGTAAATTTCTCCATGTTGTAACAGTTCGTGCCTTAAAACCAAAATTGCGTCAGTAATTGATTGAGAAGTGACACTAATTTGTGCTAGGCACTCCATTTCAATGTCTGGAACAGCCGCCATTTCAAATTCAAATACCGGAATTTCATCTACGGCTACATGAAAATCTATTGATCTCACTCTCGGAACTTTATTCCCATCAATAAAACATTTTGTTCCACGCCAATCATAGGGGTTGGGGTTTGTGATTTTTACGACACTCATCCTTCTTCCACCTCCCCGAAATATTTCTTGAAAAGCTTATGGCTGCAATACCACAGATGTTGCATCACAAAAATTTTATCAATACATTCCAGACCATAATACATCACTCTGTACTCGGCGGTTCTGTCTCCGTTTTCATCAACACTATAACCAGTTAATTCAGATTTTGATTTTGCGCCAAACCATCTACCGTTCTTTGTAACAAACAAAGAAATATTCCCATATTCACAAACATATGTGGCGGTTTGAGTATCATACAATCTTCCATCAGCTAATATTGCTTTTGCGTGAATTTGCTTCACCAGTTTCCGAATTGCCGGGGATTCCTGTCCGACATTTTCATATGCTTGGTTTGTTTCGGAAACGCCTTTTTTATTTTTTGAGAAAAATTTAAGCACGTCTTTTCCTCCCAAAATATTCATCAACTGCCTGTCTTACGATATCTGATACACTCCTGTCCGTCCGGTTCTTCTCTTCCAGGAGCCTTTTTTTCTGTTTTTCGGAAAATCGGATGCGGATGGATTCGGATTGTGGGTTTGGTTTCATGAGCATTTACCTCAACTTACAATTTCAATTGGATATCCTAAGTATTCTTCCAACTCTGAAACAGTCAGTTTACGTGGCTTCTTTATTTCAACATAAGCACGCTGTATGATATTGTCTGTTGTCTTTGCGATTGCCTTTCCAGTATAACTTTCAAGTTCTTCGTTTGCATATACATTCAAATGTTCATATCCATATGCCCGGCACCATCTTGCAGCTGAATCAACAATTTTTCTTAGCTCTTCTTGCTCATCACCAAACAACTCCGAATATCTAACCGCCTTGTTGAAGTCGCTCGAACTTACTTCATAAGGAGCTACAACATGTTTATATGGACTTCCAATAAAATGAAAGTATCTATGCGATTCCATTGCTTTTTGTCCTTTTGGCAAGTTGAACCCTTGAGCTATTGCTTTTTTAAGCAACTGTTCTGATTCAACATTGTTTTCTGTAACAATGCATTTGTTTGTAAAATCAATCATCTTTATCCCCCTCTAAAAGTTTATATAACGTGCTTCTTGAAACTCCCATAATCTCGGCAAATTGTACTTTTGTTATTTCCCCTCTTTGCCAACTTCGTTTGGTTTCTTCAAAAAGGTCTTTGTTTATCTCTTTTTTGGAACGACCTTTATATTTGCCCTGGGCTTTTGCAATTGCAATGCCTTCTTTTTGACGCTGTCTAATGTTTTCTCTTTCTCTTTGCGCTACATATGAGAGAAGCTGCAAAACTATGTCTGCGATCAGTGTTCCTGTCAAATCTTTGTTTTGCGTAGTATTAAGCAACGGCATATCCTGTACAATGATATCCGCTTCAATCTCTTTTGTAATTTTTCGCCATTCAGCAATAATCTCTTCGTAGTTTCTTCCAAGACGGTCAATTGAATGGATTACCAGAATGTCACCTTTTTGAAGAGAAACAATCATTTTCTGATACTCTGGACGATTGAAGTCTTTCCCAGATTTTTTATCCATATAAATTTTTTCAACACCATCTGCTTTCATTGCTTCAATCTGTCTCGCTTCGTTCTGATCTGCTGTTGAAACTCTTACATATCCTATTTTCATATATAATCACTCCCGTTTGTTTATAGGTTGATTATACACTTTTTCAATTATATTTGCAAGTACATTATACACATTTATGAGTATTTTTATTGACTATTTAAACGATTTTGATTATGATAATGTCAACAGGAGGTATTTATATGGTTTCTGATAAAATAAAGCAAATAATGAAAATGAAAAAAGTAACTAGCGTTCAGTTGGCTCAGCATCTTGGTATGCTTCCGCAATCACTTGCAAATAAATTCTCAAGAGGAAGTATATCTGCTGATGAGTTGATTCAGATTCTTGATTTTTTGGAATGTCAACTAATAATTGAACCTAAACCAGATGTCTCAATCAAATTGACGACTGATGATCTGAAAAGAGAGCCTTAATGGTTCTCTTTTTTTACTTTCTAATCAACCCCTGGCCTTGCAGCAACAGTCTGAATGTCTCTTTTCCTTTTACGGTTATGTATGTCTGGACGTTTGAATAGCCAAACGGTGTTGAAAAATCTTTCATCTGGAAAAGTCCGGCTTTCCTATACGGTTCATAAGGTTTAATAATATTGTGCTGATCACGGTAAATATAACCATTTTCCGTAAGCCACTTAGTAAACGCTTTAGGTGGGATGTGGAATTCCTTTGCTGCATCTCGAAAAGTTGTAAGGAGCCTATTATCTATCAGACTGTCGAAATAATCAGCCTTTGGTGTCTGTTCCCTTACTTTGGCTTCAAGTTGTTGCTTTTCTTGCTGTTCCTCAATCCACCGTTTAGCACGTTCTATCGGGTCTTCAATTTGGTAGGAATCCTGTTTCTGAACCATCTCGTATTTTCCGGTTTTACGGATAGATGGAAGAACATCTGCTGTAACCCATTCTTCAAATTTTTCTGCTGATTCAAGTTGGCTTCTCATAATCAAACGGTACAAATCACTTTCTGGAATAAAACTCATTTCTACTACTTTTGTTCCAGACTGAGTATATTGATTAGACACTGTTACGGTTACTCCATGTTTCACGGAGTGTCTACAATGCCTTGAAATTGCATCTTGCGGTTTTGAGTAACCAAGTGCTTTTGCTACATCTGTTCCCGCAAAATAAATTGTCCCGTTTATTTCAGTGGTTCTTACATTCCCAAATTCTGGATTGCTAAAAATCATCATATCGTTCATTCGTTATACCTGCCTTTCTTGGTATTGCCTTATTTTGTATTGGCAGAGAAACAGTTAAGGCTTACTGCTTGTCGTGTTCGAATCACTATCCCTGCCATGTTAAGGAGAGCTTTTTTGTTTTTTCGGGCGGTTTCGGTGGTAACTACCGCTGACTGGGGTTTTATATATACCCCCCCCTCCCGGTCATCCAGTGCGGACGCTGGCAAGTCAGCCCACCGCCCCATGGGACCAGCTGCCCTTGCCTAGTCGCTGTTTATCGTAGGCCTTCGGCAGTAGTCAAGGGAATGCTATACAAAATCCGTTGTAATATTGCACAAAAAACAGTGTTTTATAAAGTGTCTTTTTAGGGTGTACCCTATTTGTACATTGCGTATTGCTAGATATAGAATCCATTTTCTCGCAATCACAATATATAGTATTTTTACTGTTATAACTCCGGCTTTTCCATCTCTGGAAGCTGCAAAGCGGCTTTGTGCTTCTCTGCGATCTGCTGCGCGGTCTGCTGTGGTACGCCGTACTGCTGCGCGGCTTGCACTGGTGCAGTTTCTGCCATGCCGTATGCGGCTTTTGCAACAAATATCAAATTCGCATTTGTTCCGGTCTGGTTATGTAATCTATTGATTGCGCAGTTTTTACAAATATCAAACCATTTTTTAGCCGTGTCACCATGTGATGAGTTTGTTCTATACACTCCATTCATCCAGTCAGTAAACGTTGTACGATTAATCCCAACTAAAAAGCTAAATACTTCTAGGGTTGGTAATACATGATATTTACTGCATAATCTCACATAAGTATTAAACATTTTATCTAATAGCTCTATATTGTCATTACTTGGCTTTTGTATATGATCTGCAATATAAAAAATCATATCTACAAAGCTATCTGATACTTCTTTCTTATAGTTTTCGTTATCTGGTGATATACATAATACAGTATTTATATATTCGTCAGCATATATATTAATATTATCTAAATAGATATCTACGTCTTGTACATTTACTGTATTATCTTTCATATTATCACCTCACTTTAACACGTTAATTTTCAAATAAAAAAGAGAATGTCACCAGGTAAAGCTTATTCCCGGAAAATTTCCGGGTGTTCGGGTACATTCTCTAAAACTCAAAATAAAATATTCTGTTTTCTTTGTTGCTGATACCTTAGCACAGTTTTTAATATCTTGTCAAATTTAATTTTGCATAAAATAAAACCCATTATTTTGTCAATAATTAATAAATAATAATTAGGGTATTATATTATAATCTTTATTTATATTTATATCTTATATATTATTATACGGTACTGTATAGCATATCTTTTAATAAACTCCAGCTTTAGGAATCTAGGAAGGGCAGAGAATAATTATATAATTATATATAATATAAGGGCGACTATATTTTCACAGATTTGCATAATAAAAGCCAGACCTTCCAGGAGTTTCTATCCGGCGTGATCTGGCTTGTTATGCGTGTTATTTAATTAACGATTCTGTGTACTTTCAGCCTCTGCCCTTCCTGAGTTCCGTCAGCTCTCGTTATCTGATAGCCTAAAGAAGTTTTAGAAAAATGTCAAGCGGTATTTTAAAAATATTTTTCTTGACAACCTGGGCGAAGCTGTGTTATTTAAATATTAACAGGCTCGGCGGCGGTCTGTACTCTGTCCATAGCCGCCATAAATAAGTATTTTAAAAGCCCCGGGTTAATTTCCTAGGGCTTTTTCTTGTGTATTGGTTTTCTAAATTCAATCACAAATCAATTATCTATTCTCTGGTTTTCTATTATGCATATATGCCGGAGTAGTTTCATATTCTCCCTCAAAAGCAGAAACGAGATTTTCTGATATTTTATAATTATTCATAAAATAATAAATTATGTGTTGAATTATCCAGTTTCTTTGATTATTCCATTGCGTTTTCGGGAGTAAATTATAGAGCTCAAAATAGTTATCCATGGCTGCTATCATATACATTTTTTCGTATACAATTAGCAAATCATTGTCTATGTTTGAATATAATTTACATAATATAATAAAACGAAATGAATTTCCGTTTTCAAAATCTTTTTGTAGTAGTTTATTGTGATGTTTCCCTTTCTTCAAATGCGCCTTATGGTTAATTGCTCTTAACTTAATATTTTTGCTTGAGCCAATATAACAGCTCATCTTTTTCGAATTAACTATTGCATATATTCCGCAACCTTCATATTGTGGAATACGAAACTCTTCTAAATTTGCCATACTGTAATATCTCCTTTCTTGATTATAGTTACAGTATAGCACATTTTCATATATAAGTAAACACTAAATTTAGTGTTTAAAAATACTTTATTTTTTCTTCATTTGTTGGCACTATTTCCAGAACATCCGACGGCTGACATCTTAATATAATACATATTGTATTCAATGTGTCGGTCGTTATTCCTTTTCCTTTTCTTAAATTTTGCATTGTTGCCTCGCTCAGAATCTTTTCTTTTCTCATTCTGGAAGATGTAAAGCCGCGATCTGATAATGATTTCATAACATCTATTTTATATTTAAACATCTTGTGACCTCCCAAATAATTATATCATTATTATAATAGGATTAGTACCAAAAAGCAATATAAAATATTTTTAAAAACCACTAATTTTAGTGTTGACATACACTATTATTAGTGGTATTATAATATCAACAAAGGAACAAAAGAAACAAACAACCGGAACCGCCCGAACCACTCAATCCAATGAGGACATAAGGAAACGGATCACGATTAATTGAAAAATTCTAGTTCCTAGGCAAAATAAAAAAGCTGGCTGCATCCCACCAAGACAAACAGCCAGCACCAAACTAAAAAGAAAGGCAACCCCATTATAACAGGGGTGAGGGTAAAAAACAATGAAAAAAATCGAAACATTAGTAATCAGAGGTCGTAGATGGTTTCAGAAATTATACGGAAACACTTATCACACAGTAACGGTTGTTGTAAATGGCCATGTTTTAAAAAGTAATATTCAATACGGTTATGGCACTCAGTACCTTGTTACTGCCGCCGATCTTCTCCGTGAAAATGGATATGATATTCCAGAAAATAACCTGGAAGCATTGAGAACTTTAAAAGAACTTTCCGAAAATGATTATGAGGTCGTTGACGTTCCGAGAAAAAAAGATTTATAGGAGGTATAACCGTGAATAACAAGTATTTAAATTTCCTTAACTGGGCAGTATTTACAATGATAGATAGAAAAACACAGGACGATCACAAGAGCAAGATTCAAGTTTGCGGATTATTCCGCAGCCCGGTTTTAGCTGAGGAAAGTTTTTTACCTAATTTGCCAAACCCGGAAGTTAAACGGTATCTGCTCCATGTGGACGATCTGGAGCGGTTCGAAGAGTTTTATAATTTCATCCAGGATCTTAACGAGAAATACGGTGATTACGCAATATTTCATGTTAAAGATGGAAATTTCACAGTTGACGAAGAAAACAAATTCCGCTATATGCTTCATATTTGGACAGATACAAAAATTAGAGGGGTTGACATGTTTTGAAAATTAACGCATTTACTTTAGTGTCCGATTTACCAGAGCACATTAAACAGAAGATTTTACAGGAAGCACGGCAGACTTTTGAGGGTTTGTCTTATCCTGTGGATATCCAAGAGGAGATTGAGACAGTGAAAAATTCTAAAATGTGTGATATTGAATGCACGGTTGATGTGCAGAAGTATTATACAGAACGTGTCAAATAGAAAGGAGAGCGAAGGCATGGGAAATAACTATATTATTCATTTGCAAACCGGAAATAGAATAATTACAGAAGAAGAAGCGATAGCTAACGCAGAAGAGCAGAAAGCTAAAGGAATAAAACCGCATTATGTGCTTTTTGACGGTGATAAAAAGGAAAAGCTTTCAAATCCCGGCTGGCTGATCTGGTCAACTTGGGAAGATGGTGCAGGCGTTGTGGTTCCTCGCGATGACGGAAAGCTTGTTTTACTTACTGGCTGGCAGTCTAATTTAGCATACTGTTAGGCGTGATGATCTTCTGCCCGGTTCGATTCCGGGGCGCGTCTTTTTATCAAAATTATGGAGGTTAAAAGAATGAAAAACTATAATGTATATTATTCTGGAGGATCAAAAATAACAATAGTAAAAGCAAGTTGTGTTATAAAAGCTTGCAAAGCCTTTATGGAACAATTTAATAAGCCTTACAAAATAGAAAAATATGGTTATGATTATGTAGCTATCAGATTTTGTGATAATTACTCTATATGCAGTGATTATGTAGTGATTTCAGAATGATTTTATTATTTCCTGGCTCCCAGGGTGAAGGGAAGAAAGAAAAAAATATGGACTTAATGCAAATAATAAGTTATATACGTGAAAAACATTTGGAAGCTGAGTTTAATAAATTTAGAAATTATCGGTGCATTTCTAGTGTAGAACCTATAGAAACAACATTAATTCTATTTTATAAAAATCAAAAAGCATCATCGAAATAGATTTCCACCGCTTACCAGCTACCAGGCTGGCGGCACGTTCACGGCGTGCAAGCGGTTTTTTTGGCATTCTGTCAGTAGTACCTTGGCAATTTAATAGCACAAGTCAGCAAATAAGCAAGCTATTTAAGCCGCAAATGGCTTTTAATGCTGTTAATGGGGATTTATGCCACTATTGCATTATAAGCCGTTTATGAGCCTTTAAATGCGTTACATGGTTTATTGACTGTCTGCGGCTATGGGTGTATAATAGCCTTGTATAGCTATGCTTTATTTGTGTACCGTGTAAATTGGTGCATTTTGTCCGCTTATGTGCGCAGGCTGTCCAGGCTTCCTGGTGATCTGTCGCAGCTGTCCGGGCTATATATCAATTAGGGCTATACAACTATATTACGATATACTTGTATAACGCCGTATTTTCCTTTTTAAGGCTTTTTATAATCGCAGCCGATAAAGTATAGGGTAAACACGTTACAAGCTGTTAAAGGCTTATTTTGTAAGAGTATTATTGTATTTTTATTACTGCATTATATGCCATTTGATATTATATTTTTGTTATCCGTGGGTTATTAGTTCTGATCTTCCAGGGCTACGGCTGGCTTCGTTGGTGTTCAATCGTTCCTGGCAGCGTCCCGGATTCATCAGATCGGCGTGGTATCGTTCCCGGTGCTGTCCCTGGTTGGTTTGTGCCGGCGGAAAAGTCGCAACTGCTCAAAGTTTCAATAGTTGCAACTAACTTGTGGATGATTTCTAAATTCCAACATTATTTTGGCAGCCAAAAATCAAGGAAATCCAGAAAAAAAGTGGCAACCAGAAAAATTCTCTCATTTTCTAGCTACCACTTAAATTTTAATTTTGCACAAATATTCCTATAGCGTAAAGTTTTAAATGATTCAAAATTCACAATTTATTTAATCCTTCTTTCTTCCGTGTTCCATATCTTCTGTGTGATGATTTCTCTAAACGTTCCGTCCTCTTCATTTGGGACTTTGAAAGTTTTTTCTTTCTCTGGTAATTGTCAGTCGTTGTTCCCACTCATACCCTCCTTGTTAATTTTCTGATTCCTAGTTTCAAAGTTTACAATTTCCGTGTCTGTTTCCAATTCTTCCGGGATTCTTCCAACAATGATAACTCGCAGTGGCTTCAATCTGCGTTCCATTTCCTTGAAACCAACGCAAAACTCCAACCGTGCTGCCTTGCTCTTTACTCTTCCATTGGTGCAACAAGCAACTGTGCCTCCCTCTGGTAGCCCATCAAAGCACCAGTCCCAACAGTATTCTGGTAATATGTTTACGTTCGAAATTACTGGAATATCATTCAAGATCATGTAGTGAGACAATGCATGATTGCGGTATTTATTCCACAGGCACATAGCTAACGGCATTCCATTCTTGCCAACCGATATGCTGAAATCTGGCATAATGACTGCATGAAAACATTTTAAATGCTCCATATACTTGTCTGGCTGATTCCATAATCTTTGAAACTGTACATCATCCACATAGAAATTTACATCAAGTTCCCGATGGTTCTTAATCTTTCGGCTGAAGCTCTCCGCAAAGTCTACAGTATCTTTCCCTGGATGGATAAAAGTCTTTGGAATTTTCGGGATTCCGTACTTACCATCAAGGTCTGCATCCGTGATTAAAAACTCTTTCATTACGTCATAAGCTGTATGTATCATTGATTCCACTCCCATTTTTTCTCTTATAGTGCTAAAAGGTACTTATATTTGAAAAATACCATATCTTGTGTCTTAATGCAAGTTTTCCTACTAAATATCTTGTGTTGTTCTGAATGTAGAGTGAAAATCATATCGTCAGAACGGCGCAAGGGAAACCCCCATTTTTCAAGGCTTCCAGACCTCAATTGAAATGTTAGTGTTGCACATGTAACCGCCAACGGTTCAACGGTAATTTTCTCAAAAAGTTCATTAACAATCTGTCTGTTAATATCTTGTGGAGTAACACCTTTGAACTTTTCTAGCTGTTCTTTAATAGCACTTAATTGTATTTCTACTGGCTCTGGACTTTTGGTATTTTGGATTTCTAGAATATGACTCTCAATCTGCTTTATCTGCTTCACGTATTCTTTATTTCTTGAAATAAATTCATCATCAGATATTTTTCCATCCAGATTATATTCCAGTATTTTTTCACGTTTTTGTTTTAACAGATCAATCTGTTTTTCAAGTCGTGAGATTTCGTTTTTATTGTCTGGAATGTTTTTGATCGAGGACTGCAAAATTTCAAAATATTCCTCCAAAATGCTGTCAATATTTTCAGAAGATTTATTTATCAATTCTGCAATTATTTCTTTCAGTTCTGATTCTGCCAGCCCGAACGAATTGCAAGAAGCTGCTCCGTTTTTTATTTTATAGCTGCACACCCATCGAACATCCTCTTTTCCTCTGATATAATGTTGCTTCATCCAGTATGGTGCTCCGTCATTTGCGCAGAAAAGTTTTCCAGTGAAAATATTTTCGCTTTTAAAAGAGGTTCTTCTTGATTTTATGGCTTCTCCACGCTCTCTTAAATATGCGTTTGCCTTTTCCCAGGTAGCTTCATCAATGATCTGCGGTACTCTTGAACCATCATCCTTAAACATTATCCATTCTGACTGCGGAAGAAATTCTTGTTTCTTGGTGAACATATCGACAACCTTTACTTTTCCTCCACAATAGTATCCTTTGTATTTTGGATTCCGAATAATATTTTTTATGACATCCCGGTTGATTTTCCCACCTTTGAAACTTCTGTATCCCATATCCCAGAGCTTTTTTTCGATTCTTGGCGTAGATATTCCGGAAGCGTAATCTTGAAAAATCATTCGAACCATGTCCGCTTCTTCTGGAACCAGTTCGAGTTTTCCTTGATTGTTTGAGTATCCATACATTCTGTGCCCGAGAACAACACCATTTTTAATTGACTGTGCGTGTCCAAATTTTACTCTTGAAGAAAGCTTGCGGATTTCGTCCTGCGCTACCCCAGCCATAATAGTAAGTCTGAACTCACTATCATCATCAATCGTGTTAATTCCATCATTTTGGAACCACACGCATACGCCGTAAGACAACAATTCTCTGGTATATTGGATACTGTCGAGAGTGTTTCGTGCAAATCTTGAAATTTCTTTTGTGATAATCATGTCAATTTTTCCAAGCTTTGCATCTTTGAGCATTCTTTGGAACTCTTCTCTTTTATCTGCATGCATTCCAGAAATACCATCATCAATGTAAGAACCGGCAAATTTCCATCTGTTGTTAGAATGTATCAGCTCTTCAAAATGTTCTTCCTGGTGTTTGATGGATGCTTGCTGTTCAATTTTTTCGGTTGAAACCCTGGCGTAATAAGCAACATTTAGTTCAATGTCGTAAATAGAGCAATTTCTTAATTTTTCTCTGACATAATAAATATTCATAGTGCATTTCTCCCTTAATAAACAGGGAGTGGAATCATATAAAGTATAACACCTCATATAAATCCACTCAATACATTGTCGTTACTTTCTAATGCTGATTTCAGCTTTAATTTTATCTCTTGTTTTCTCATCTATCAGACCAAGTGAGAACATTCTTTCGTTTATGGCATACAATATAGCTTTTTCCATTAATTGTCCCTCCATATAATTATCTCGTTTTAAGCGCTGTTTTTCTTTATCTTTTGTATGCCCTATAATTTCTACCATTATTCTCTTTTGAACGATTCTGCACTATTTTAAGTACACAATTATCACGTTTTACAATAAATCAAAGATGTTTACCTGTCCATCAATCTGAGATTCTTCCAGGTTGTAAAATTTGCAAGCTATATAATCTGGGTTCCAATCAATTTCCAGTTCGTATTGTAAGCACCGCGGATGCTTACCACCACGGAAGAATCTGCATTCCGAACAGGTATGCTGATAAGCTGTACCGCCAGATCGCTTATACATTTCGCTTATCTTCCTCATAGAATCACTCGCTTTACTCTTGACTTTCCTCTCGCTTTCTTCTTGAAGATACCATTTTTAACACAATCCCTTGGATCACATCCTCTGCTATGTTCTTCAATCAAGATATAATCACAGGTTGCATTTGTACTCCATGCATTTTCGCTCTTGCTGTAATAGTCGCATTTCGAGCATTGTCTCCGCTTTAAGACTATAATTTCAGTGCTTTTTAATTCTCTCCATGGTTTTCTATCTGGCAATTTTCAGCACCTCCCAATCTGGCAGTATCTATAATTTTTAAAAGGTCTGGACTTAGTTTTCTTCGTTCTTGTTCTCTTTGCACTTCTGCCCGATACGTCCTTTGAAAATTTGATTGAACTACACTCCACCATGTACCATCTACATTTTCAGATACCGCCCATTCTCTAAGTTGTGCCGGACTTGATACTGCTTTTTGGATAATTTTTGGGAGCTTATCAAACTCCGTTTCTGCATATAATGCAGAGCTTTGAATGGCTCTGCGTACCTTTTCCCATGCTTCCGTTTCATTCAGCTCTTCTTTTTGTGTCTGAAGGCTCTGCGCGCATTGCCGTAATGCAGCTATTGTAGGTTCTTTCCATTCAGTTTGCATATATTTCTTTAAGCCAAAACTTAAAAGCTTGTAATCTATGTCTTTCAAAAGTCCATACCATGTATCAAAAGCATTCTGATCTGGCAGAAACGATGGTGAAGTATATACAGCTTTCATTGCTTTTACCAGTACCGCCCATTCTTCCCTTGTCATACCCAATTGTCCACCTCACTTACCCTGTTTTGGATTTTCTCCATGTAGCTGCACGGTCTATTCGTAGACTTGTCTGCGTATTGCCCTTCAAATACTTTTGCGAAATTTCCAGGCTTCAAGAACCAATCAAACGTAACCATCCAACCATTTTTATTCTGCCCTTGCAAGAAACTACTATGGCGAATGTTCTCAATGGCTTCTAAGATATCATCTATATGGTTCTGACGGATTCTGGCTTTCACTGCTTGTTCTCGTTTTGGTGTCATTCTTTTTACAGGGTTAATACCAAATTCTTCCAGGCTGTTCCATTCGGTGATAATTCTTTGGACGTCAGTCTGACGAATAGTATCTTTAGATACTATTAAATCATTTATATCTTTTTCTTTATCTTTATCTAATTCTATATCTAATTCTTTATCTTTATTCTTATTCTGTTCCGTTACAGTAATGTTACTGTAACGTTTCTGTAACGTTACATCATCTTTCTTGCAAAGCAATGCAGCCTTATTTTTTTGACGTTCACGATATTCTGCAACCCTTTTTCTGTTTTGATCTCGTATTTTCTCCAATTCGTCTGCACTTTGATGCTCTTCCCAGCCGGGAATAGAAAGTAATTCAGAATCTCTGGTAATCATCCCGAACTTTTCCAAAACTGTTAATGCTAATTGAATAATGCTTTCCTCAAAATCCAATTCATCTGCAAGCATTTTTGTTGTGTATGGAATATTTTCAGTGAGGAAAATAATTCCGTTTGAATTGCATCTGCCAGCCATTGTCAAAAGCATTACCCAAATAAGAACAATATTGTTTCCCTCTGGCATTTTCCTTATTTGCTTAATTTTTCGGTTGCTAAACATTTCAATCTCAATTTTAATCCAGCTTACTTTAGCCATTAATGTAATTGCCTCCTCCAATTCCTGGATTTTTCAAAAGTGTTTATTTTAATTCAACTTCAATTCCATTGATTTTCAGTTCTCCATTTACCGGAATTGCAAGAGATGGAACGCCGTTTATTTCTTTCAGTTCAATCAGAGCAATTTTATCTGGCTGGATGCAGATTGTTGCATCTGGTGTTACAATTTTTGCAGTTTTTGAATTATGGATATTGTCAAGGGCAACAGGCTCATTGCTGAAATACATTTCCCAGTTTTCCTTGAAATCTGATAACTTCTCGTCTGGAACTCCGCAATATCCAAAAATCTGTTCCATTTCATCGCATGATACAGTTATCATCTCTGGGCTGTCTTTCTTCTGTTCTCTTACTTCCTGTAAAGATTCAACCAGGCTTTCAGTGAAATTAAATGTTGTGCATCCTTCGAAATTATCCATAATAAAATCTGAAAAGACATTGATCTCATTGCCAGGTATACGTGGAATTGATGTGCCAAGAACGTTTTCGATAAAGTCTGGATGAATATTCTTTATGTTTTTGTTGAAATATAAGGTTCCATGAATATCAGTGCTTCTGTCATTGAATACAGGGAATAAGAATCCTGTTTCTGGTCTTGAGACTACCCAATCACGAATTCTGTCTTTGATGTTATTTTCAGCCACATCATAGCTAAGCCCAGCCTTTGAAAGATTTACTGGACAAATGCTGCACAGAATGTGTTCATAAATTTCTTCTGATGCATCGTGCATTTCGGTTCCATCAGAAGCTTTTCCTGGAATGTCATATACTGCATGAATGAGAACTATGTAGTAATTTTCGTGATAATCGTAATTTTCAATCACTTTGTCGTAGAACTCGTCCAAAAGCTCATCATCTTTAAGCTTACTTGCTCTGATCCGCATAAGAAATTCCTGTGTTCCACCCTCTTTTTCCTGTGCTAATGGAAAATCAAGGTTCATAAGGTTCTTTCCAAGTCTGCCAGAAATAGTTTTCTTGAAAATGTCAAAATACTTAAACATTTCTTCCTCTGGAAGAGACAGGAATGCTTCTTTAATTTTTGTTTTCTTATTCTTCTCCGCATCCACATAGCAACCACAAATACGTGTAATGGAACAATTTGCTGGCGTAAACTGCTTCTTTATCTCTGAGATTTCTTTCTTATTCATTCTTTTCCATCCTTTCTGCTTCTCTCGCTTGTTTTTTCTCAATCCATCCATTGATTTTCTCATCAGAAATCATGTACATTTGCTTTAACATTTCGATGCAGATCAACACATCTGCAATTTCTTCTATCATGTTATCACGGTTGATTTTTCCACGCTTTGCTTTACTGATTGCCTGGATAAGCTCTGCACATTCTTCCATGCAGACTGTACTTTAATTGTTTTTGCCGTAGTGCTGAATACTTTCTGTGATAATGCCTTTATCAATCTTTATCCCTGTGATTAATCCAGCAAGAGCCTTTGCCCCGGAATCACACGCCCATGCTTCTTTGAGATATTTCTCCTGCCATTCATCTTTGATTTCTGATTTTCCCAAGAAACATAAATGCTGATCTCTCATATCGGATAAAATGTCTTTTGCTTCTTTTGGTTTCATGTTAATCCTCTAAATTAAATTCCTTCTTAATGGAATTGTAATCAATGAATACTTGCTTTCTTTTACCGCATTTCTCGCATTCCAAAATAGCTTTCTCAGTATCCAACTTATACCAAACCAATTTGTATTTATGTGGTTTGCATAGACACTTTATTTTGCAACCATTCTTTCGCCATCTGTTGAATTTGTTGATTATTGTGCAGAATAATCCGTAAATAATAACACCAGCTACGCACGTTCCCAACGCCATAAGAATTTCTTTTATCGCTTCAATCATTCTTCATCTCCTCCAGCTGTTTTACTGCTTTTCTACAATCTCTATTTGCAGACCGGAACATCATCAAAAGTATTTCAGACACAGGCCTTGTCCGATTTCTTCGCTTTGCTTTTTTGATGCATGCAAGCTCATTTCCATCTGGCACATATATTCCTACGTAATGCGGAATTTCAAGGGATATCGCAGCATATACATCTGTCGGCATAACCAGATAGTTATAATCGCCAACAAAATTCAGCCCATGACCAGAATGAAAATCTTCAGCAGATGACTTGATTTCATAGCAATAACAATCGCCTTTTTCTATCCCGGACACGCTATTATTCACCGGCGCGAACCGCATATAATCCACCCTTACTGCATGATCTGTCGAATAATCGAATGTCACTTCTTTCGCCCAATAAATACGTGGATCATTTTGAGGATTTATTTTCTTTTCAAGCATGGCTGATAGTTTCGCTGTAATCTCAGGTCTTGTCATTTTTCATCTCCTCCAACTTATTTTCAGCTTCTTCACGGGTGAGGAATACCACAACATTCAATTCTCCAAGCCATTCATCCTCGTTCGCCCATAAAAACCATCTGCCGTCTTTTCCGTATTCAATTCCGCTTACCACGTTTTTTCGAATACCCATGCCATATATATCCCATACAGTTGTGCCAATAGGACACGGTAATCTCACAAGCAAGCCCTGTTCTTCTAAGTCTTCATAAGTGGCGAGTTTTTTAATCATATTCTTTACTGTTTTGCAATTTCCTGCACCCTGTGAGCAATTATCGCAATATGAACTGCACATAATGCTTCGGCGTTCGTTATATGTGATTCTTGAAAAATCTCTTTTTGTTAATCTCTCCATCTACTTCACCTCTTCCAATTGACTTTCTACTGTATTTGCAAGTAATAACATTGATTCAATAACTTTATCTGTTAATGACATTCTATATTTATTGTCAGCAAAATACTTAACGTGAGCTATTGCTTCCTTAATCTTTTCTTCGCACACAACAATTTCGGATGCTTCATACAAGGGCTTATCATCACTGTAATAAGTTACATTTTTGTCATCGTAAAATTTTAACATATTCGGAATCGGAATATTCAGTGCATTTAAATGATTTTCTCCTATCCACTTAAATCCCTGTAATTTTGCCATTTTCAGAACTTTCAAATACTCTTCCTGCGTTTTTACGAATACGCTTTTTCCAGTTAAATCAATCATCATAATTTCCTCCTGTAATCTCATCAATACACTGATTCCAGCCCTCTGCAAAGCCAGAATCAGACGTATTAGCCGGATAATCTCCATTGTCTTTTTCTGGCAAATCCATAAGCGGACACCAATCAGGTCTTGATTTGCTTTCGCAATCATAATGTTCTTCTGTCATCAGAATTGCATCATAATATAAACAGTCAGCTAATTCACAGCATCCCTCATATTCAAGATTTCCACAATATTCAGTTCCGAACGGGCAGCCATAACAATTTTCTGGCGTGTCAATCACTAATACTGATTTGCTCATTCAACTCCACCGCCTTTCACGATTTCTATCGCCCTGCTCAGTCCAGCATTGTATCCTTGATGCACATCGGATAAGATACATTCTGATTCAATGAATTTGTCTCTTTTCAATTCGCCAATAACCTTATTCACATCAAAAGCTGTCGACTGTTCGTCAATCTTTTCAAGAATCTCTAAATCATCAGAATATGCACAATGTATCGCATACTTCAATTTATCTGCATCAATCAACCTCATAATCTTCACACTCCTCCGCATATTCATAACTGCCCATCGCACCGCATCTGCACTGGCACGAATCCTGCTTAGTGCAGCAGATGCAGCACTCTGTTTCACCGTCCGGGCAGTCTAATTTACATCTTCCCATTAATCCAGTCGCCCTCTTTCTCAAAATAAAATCTCACTGGCTCATCAGAATATTTCAATATTCCAAATCTAGCCCCGACTTGAAATGGGATGCTATCTCTCTTTAACCTTGCTGGAATCTGATGTACATATTCTCTGAACTGTTCTAAATCAAGAGCGGCTTTGTAATGATTGCAGCTTCTACATGCTGGAAGCATATTCGAAATGTCATCGTTCCCACCTACTCTTAGTGGAATTACATGGTCTACTTGCATATCTTTATAGTCAAGCAAGCATCCACAATATGCACAATGTCCATGACATTTCTTGTACACTTGTTCTCTCACAGATTTGGAAATTCTTTTCCTTTTCGTCTCATTTGTCATTGTCAATCCTCCTTATACGGTTCCGGAAGTGGCATCCAGGCAATAACTTCGCCGCCTATACATTCTCCATTCCATTCGCCATAGTCATCAATGAACGCTGTCTTTAACCACCTTCCGTACATTCCCATAAAACCACTATATTTAACAGTTGCAATTACATCTTTATTTTTCTCTGGTAATCTCTCGCTGACTGGAATCCAACCATTTTCTTTCTCGTCCTGTTCCAGATCATTCAGAAGAGTATTCACAATATCCAGCGCACTCCCTGGAAGCCCATGCTTATACTGTGATTTATTTTCCATCTCAGTTTTGTATTGTTCTAATCTGGTTCGTACTCTGCTCATGCTTCCACCTCCTCATAAGTTTCTCTGAATATATCTGGCTTACACGGATAAAATTCACCGTGTACACCACGGATGATATAATCACCAATATTTGCCAGATGTTCACCCTCTAGCGTCTTGATTACTAATCCGCCCGGAACCTTCCGATGGTCAATATAGAAATTCTTACCTTCTGCCGGAATGTACTGGTCCGTACACTGATAGTCCGTCAGAAAATCGAACATTTCTCGATGATTTGTACCTGTCCACTGAAGTGCATCAATTATAACTGGTTTCTTTCTGTATCTCATTCTTCCACCTCACTATCCGCTGGCATCTGGAACGTCATTCCTTTTTTGAGCATTTCTCCAAGTTCTCCTGCATGCGCTTTGTTTTCTTCTGTTTTTGGCTTCATGCTTAATATCCTACATACTTCTGGAATTACATATTTTGTGTATTCTGAATCTCCATATGCTTCCTGAATCATATCCAGTACTTTCATGGCTTTTTCTTTGGTGGAATATTTTCCTAAAATAAGATATCCTCCATTTCTCTGTGCATCCTGCAAACTCCAACATATAACATTCAACGAATCTGGGAGCTTTAGATTTATTACAATGTTTTCAAACTTTACCAGTGCTGTTTTATCCTGGCTTCTGATTAACATTTTGTGTCCTCCTTATTCGATAAAATTTGTTCCGCACTGACAATGATAACTAATATGTCCGTTATACTTACTTACATTTGCCATTACCTTTCTACCGCATGAAAAGCAAGTTACCTCTTTCGTTAGTGGTTTTTCGTATTCTTCTACTTCTTTATCTTGAATAAACCTCTGACCGCACCAGTGGCATTGTTCAGTGCTATATGGCATTTCTCCACAAAGAGGGCATTCTGGAATTATTCCGTAACCATCATTTATGATAGGGAGTTTGATTGGTTTTCGCTTTGAATAGATGTTCCAGAGTTCTTTTCTTCGGTTTTCTTCGTCCTGCGTCTTTAACGCTTGGTACTTCTTTTCCTCTTCTTTGTCCCAGTAAATGACACAAGCTTTATCTTCCGGTGAAATGTCTTTGGTGTACGGCTGTATTATGCAACGATATCCTGTTTCGCCTTTTCTTTTTCTTGGCTCGCATCTTACACAGCCACCGCATTTTTTATCCAAAAATTCTTCTGGATAAATGCTTGTGCTGGAACGTCTTTCTCTTTCTGGCATTCCATCGCTGAATTTAATTTCACTCATTTTCATCCTCACTTTCCCTATGTAAGCAACTGGCACGCTATTGTGCAGTTGGTACATGATTTTAATACTCAATAAAATCAGATAATTCCATCTGACCAACTACGTTGTTATCTTGCATCCACCATAGATATACTTCTTCGCCACAACTCCACTTTGTATCTTTCCCACGCTGCTTGCGTTCTTCAATCATTCTGTCAAAAGAACGTATATATGCTTGCTTGTACTTTGGAAAATCATACATTTCCTTTTCTCTTTGTTTCTTTGAAGCAAGCGGACAGCCTAAACAACCTAATCGGTCATATCCGCATTGATATAGCTCACATACCTTAATATCTTTCTCACCAATGAACTGCCAGATATTCTGATCTGTCCAATCAATAATTGGATTGACTACTGTTTTTTCTTTCATCTGACAATTTTCGAATAACCTTCTAGTGTTATCATTGTCAGTGGTAAGCATTTTCTCATCAGAAACACAGATGCTTTTACTTGCTGTCTTCCCCAATACTTCAAATTGGCTTCTGTTACTTCTTTTTTTGCTTTCTGCCCATCGAACACCTGTTGCAATCAACCTGTTCGGATTACCGCCCTCTTTTAATTCTGAACAACAATACCGAACGATTCTAGTCGGTGGCATTAGTTTTCTGGGAATGAGATTCCACATTGTAAGGCATTTTCCGTTTTTCTGAAGGTGATAGTCGATCTCGCATCTAATTCCATCTGCTGATAATTTATTGAAAGTGTCTTTGATATGTCTTACTGTCTGCGGCGCATCCACTGTGGTATGAGAATTATGTACCTCGAACGGGATTCCAGACATTTTGAACAGCCTAAGAAGCACATCTGAATCCTTTCCACCGGAATACTCACATACAAGTGGTTTGTTATAATGTTTCAACGAGAGATCAGACGCAAGCCGGATTCTTTCAATTGCTTTTTGTTCTAAATCCATAATATTTACACTCCAAATCTTCTAACTAATTCTTTATTCAAATCTGGGATTCTTACATCTGTTTCAGATTCCAATTCCTCAATCATGCTCATAAAGCTTCTTTCGCCACGGTTCGCTTGTCCCACAAACTCATTTGCACAATTGATTACATCCAAAAGTCTTTTGGTTGAAAAGCCATGCAATTCCCGTAATGCAAACATAGTTGTTACCGTGTTAATTGTATTCGCCCAGTCATCACCAGTGCTGAATCCATCGTTGTAAGCCTGATCTTGCATAAATTCAAGCTCTTTTCTCGAGTTCTGCATGGCTCTGGCGAATGCCTGTGACATTTGGTTATCGCATTCCAACACCCTATTTTTCTTTGGTGCTTTCATCTTTAATTTGCTTCCCATATTTTTTCCTTTCGTATCTGTATTCCGTCAAACGGTATGCTCTTGATACTCCCGGATGTTCTGTGGCAATCAGAGAATCCATCTCCAATTGCCGCATATGTCTCTGGACGGTACACTTTGTAAGGTCTGTTCCATCCATAATTTCTTCATATGAAGGCATATATCCGTGTTTCTCAAAATACTTGACAAGAAATCTGTAAATATCGTTTCTGGCAGATTGTCCCTCATTATATTTCCTCTGACGGTAATTCATACGCAAAACGGCTCTTCTTCCGCAGTATTACTTTTTTCTGCACGCATTTTATTTAATCTTTCCGCAGCTTTCTTTTTCGCTTCATCGGAATATTTTCTCGGTGGGTTGATTTTAATGTAGGAATATGGTAAGTGAGCGAAAATAGATCCATCATTATTTCTGGCAAGAATTTTCACATCATCTGGAAATTCCTTTTCTAATTCCTCGCATCTGTTTTTCCAGGTACTCCCATTCTTAGCACTAAGCCCTACATAATCTCTTCCTGGAATCCACTCAATTACACATTCGTTTGTGTTTTCTGACACAAAACTCACCTCTATTCATTTTTTTATTTTTTATCTTTGGAATTTAGCCAGTAGAACTACTGGTGTGTTAGAATCAGTGATAGTTTTCTTCATTGAGTAAGTCGTTGAATTTTTCCAACGCCTTAATAGATACTTTGTTATTTGCTTTTTCTGGTCTGATTGATACATTTAAGTGAGTATCAATGATGTGTTTTAATTCTCGCGCAAGGGTTATTTTGCCTTGTTGAATTCCCTGTCTGTATGTCTTGGGCGGTTTATATTGCCCTGTTACTTGCTTTCCAGCTGACTGGCCACCAGCTGTAACGTTGTACATCTGGAAGCCTTTATCTGCAAAAGCCTTGATTGTTTCAATTTCTTTCTGGTCAAGTTCATCCTTTCTACATGTTCTATATGAAAGTTTCCAACCAGTAGGATTACTTTCACTGTAAAACTTATGCTTTTTAAGGCTTAATGCTATGTGATCGTATTCCCCTAAATGGCTCGCACATCTCTCGCAAAGGTTGACTGCCTGTCCACAATACGCTCGGTTTATTCCGGCTTCGTCAGTTCGGTAAAACACGTATATACCACTAGAATATGGAATGCTTGGACATATCCTTTTTATTCGATTCTCTCGTTCTCGCTTCATAGCGAAAACTCTACTATAATCCACCAGGCATCACTCCTTTTCAATCTGATCAATGAGTTTCTTACACTCATCTTTGACATAAGCAAGTGAGCGAATTTTGATTTCTGGTTCTTTATTTAATTCTCGCCAGAAACCACCCGTTATTTTAAACATTTTCTTAAACTCTGGCTCTTCCCCGAAATACTGTTCTGCTTTCTCAATATCATAACCATCGAAACAATGAGCACAGTCAAATCCAATCCACCATGTATCTTTATCATCACAATCATATAAATGTGATTTTGCATAAGTAACTCCACCATGACAGTCAAGATACCATAAATCGTCAACACTTTTCTTCGCTAACTTGTGACTGTAAGGTACTCCAACGTATCCGCATCTGTATGCTCCGGGCATAAACAGGACCACATATGGATAACCTTTGTATGTAGATTTTGTTTCTAAAACTGGTTTCATTTAATCACTCCCATTCACTCTCGTATTCATCTTCGCCCTCATCATAGTAACCATTTTCCATGATTTCTTTGAATGCAGCTATTGCCTTTCTGAACCTGTCACGCAAAACCTGTTCTTTCTGTTCGAGATCATCAATAACCTTTTTTCTTTCTGCGATTTCTTCTAAAAGAGATTTATTCTCTTCTTCAAGATTATATCTGGCAATGCGTTTCATGGTTGTTGGGTCAAGTTTTACAAGTTCCTTTCCAGTGACGTAAAGAGTTGTTGGATTCATCATTGCCAACGCATACGTTCTTGTCTCGCCATAAACCGATGTAGTTTCTATTTGTTCTGTCGGTTCAGTAATATCCTCAATAGATTCAACATCAAAGCACATCATTTTCTGATTGCTAAAATAAATAATCTGTCCTGTTTGTACCATTTAATCACTCCTTAACTAAATGGAAATTCATCTTCCATACCGCCTAAGTCCGGCACATCCATGAAACTAGGTTCTGGCGGCGGTACTGGTCGTGTGTCTGTTTCCTGTGTTTGTGGTGACTGGCTCTTGTTTTCTGCAAAATCATGTGATTCAACGAAACAGTCATTTGTGTATACTTTTTCTCCGTTTCGGTTCGTATAGCTTCCAGTCTGCCATTTCCCTTTGACATTGATTTTCATGCCTTTTCGCAGAAATTTTTCAACAAATTCTGCATTATGCCCAAGTGCTACGCATGGTATAAAGTCGGCTTTTTGCTCCGCATTCTTTCTTTTTTCCCTATCGACAGCCAATGTGTATCTGGCAATCTTAGTGTCGTTAGTTCCCATTCGTATTTCCGGGTCAGCTGTCAGCCGCCCGGATAATACAACTACATTAAATCCCATACAATCACCTCTCAATCTGAATGTCGCATCTGATAAGTGCGTGTTTTATTTTCTTTGTATTCCCTGTTACGATTTCTTCTTTCCCGATAACAAAGGAAATATCATCTTCCGTTACGTCAATTCCTTTTGTCTTGATGTGCTCAACAAGGATTTCTTTGATTTCCTCTGCACAAATTCCGATTGTAATTTCCAATGGTGTTACCTCCCTGGTTTGTAGGCTGGTGGCATTGGCTGCCATGCAATGACTGGGTAATACGCAAAACCATATGCTTCTACGCTTCCCCATTTACCGTCCCCTAAATATGTAAGACTTGTTGGGGAAATAGCTCCCTTAATTGTAACTGCATATTCTTTCCAGTCTCCCGGGTTTTCTTCCTTGTTTGGTTCTGGCGGCAAAATTAAATCTGTTGGAAACCACATATCCGCAGGACTGTATGAGCAGATCAGTTCTTCAACTTTCTTGATTGCATCATTCCAACCTTTATCATACTTGCATTCCTGTTCAGAAGGTTCTGACTTTTTCAGTTTGTCAAGTGTTTTTAAGAAGATTTTCATGTGTTATTTTTCCTCCATAGCTATCACATCACATCCAATAAATACCAATTCCTCATGTTCACTCATTCCATAGCAGACAGATTTTCTTCCTACTTTAAAAAATACATTATTTGTATTAACCGTAACTCCTTCAGCTTTTTCCATATAATCAGAAACAATAGCTTTCAAAATATCTTCATTTAAGAAAGTTTTTCTTTCGACTATCGGATGTTCTTTTGGCATATATTCAAGCCATGTCTCTACGCCTTTGTATTCTTTTCCTTCTGTGTCAGTCCATTCGCCATTTCCAGCATATGCAAGCATGATGATTTTTTCAGAGTTTTCCAACTTTACATAATACAAACATGCAGTATCATCAGTTGGAGTTTCTGGAAGCGCATCTTTTACTGAACGCCATACACTAGGTGAAGGAATTGTTTTTCCTGTTTTGCGGTCTACATGCTCCTGTCCTTTAATTACATAATTTTTGAATTTTCTTTGCATTAATTTTCTCCTTTCAAAACGGACATAAGTCCAAATTAACTTCAAGTCCAGGTCTGGCAATCTGCACCAGCGCATCATCCCAAACCACCGCTTCTTTTATCTCCTTCAAAATCTGTTCCGGGTCAGCTGCTTCATTACTCAAATGCACCAATGTTACCGTCCGTAAAGCTGCCGTATGGTTCGTATTTACTAAGCTTTTGCAAGTATCTAAGGAACAATGCCCTTTAAGCCTGTGCGTGTAATTTTCAGCTGTTTTGTCAACCAATTCTTTACAATAGTTGCACTCAATAACTAAGTGGTTCAGTCGCATTGCCTTGAAATTGTATCGGCAAAACTCAAAGTCTGTCATGTACAAAAGCTTTCCCATCTCTTCATGCTCCACGATATAACCATAGTTGAAGCACGGAATAAGTTGCCCTGTATCCTTATCTCTTGTAGTATGCGGCAAATAGAACGGTATTACAGTGAACGAACCAACCCGAAACGGTCTTTTCTCTGGAACGCCTTTCATTAATTCGCCAGTGATGATTTGCAGATGTTCCACGGTTTCATCATTGGTATAAATCTGAATACCGGCATTCATCAGTTCTCGAAATGATTTGATGTGATCTCCATGCTCATGACTAAGCAATACGCCAGAAACATCACTTGTTCTGTAATCAATAGCTTTCAGAATGTCTTTGTATCTGCATCCACAGTCCAGAAGAAGCACTTCTCCGTTGTTCGATTTCAAAACATAGCAGTTCCCATGGGTGCTTCCTGTGTTTACTACTCGCATGAACATTTTTCATCACCTCGCTTTCCGTGTATTGCATTTATGCGTCTAAGATATCATCAGCTTCATCTATTGACTTCTCTAAATCAGAGTAAGCATATGGAATGTCCTTCCCTCTATTTAGACTCTCTAATTCCGAATAGCTTACTTTGCGCATGCTGTCTCGTATTAACTTGAGTTCCTTCAACGAAAGTTCAATTGTTATTATCTGTTCCCAGTCCTTCTCTCTATCTACTCTCTTCATACTTCATCACCTCGCTTTCTGATTGTATATTTCATTCTCCCACGAAAAACGTTTTTCTAATATCAACAGGTTTATATTTTTTATGCATTAAAGCTTTGTTCTTTCTGGCTCCCTGTGGGTCATTGCAGACAAATGATTTGCATATCTCCGGCCTAACAGGATAGATTGCACATTTTTCTTTTGCCTTATCATCCATCAGAAACGGACAGGTTAAGTCCATTAAAGAAGCAGTGAAATTATGTCTGCATTCCTTGATATGGTGTTTGCGAATATACCACTTGATATGCTTGATTTCCTTTGATGATATCGGCAGAAAATTTGAACAACACGAACCGCATTCTGAACATTTCCCATCTACCGTGAAATCATAAAGTCCGCTGTTCATATTGCTTACAACTTCTTTAATTGTTTCAATTACACTGCTACTCATGTCAGTTTTCCTCATTTACGACAATACCGCCGTGGATAATAACTCTCTTTCCGTCCGAATCGTCAAAATAAACTTCATTTTCAGATTCGGAAACATCGAACTTTCCAGACCAGGACTTGATTTTACCGCCGTTGTAATCGTAAACAGTTACGGTACGGTTCAGACCACCGTTCCAATTACTTGAAAAAGATTTTACTTCTCTGTCAAATCTTGCAGTACAGCCTGTGATTGATACACAAGCTGTTACTGCTACCACAATAATCAATTTCTTTTTCATTCTACATTTCCTCCTGGCTCATAAATGACGGAATTTCTGTTTCCACTGGCTCTGCTGCCGGGACTGGTTCTTTCTCGGCGGTCTTTACAACTTCTGCGACTGTTGGCTGTTTAGGCTGTTCTTCGATTGCCGCTGGCTTGTCTGGGATAAATTCTTCTGCATTGGCGTTCTGCTCGATTTCTTCCTGCACTTCTCTGTATGTGGCATCCATCATGTTGTATTCGTAAGCCTGCACTGGATTGTCCCATCTCTTAGGAATAGACTTCATAATGTTGTTTCGCATCTTACGAATAATCATTGATTCTCTGGATTGTGTTTCATAATAAGACGGTGAAATATACGGTCTTAATTCCTCACAATCAATGATTGCTTCTAATTCTCCAATCTCGGAAACTTTTTTCATAACCTCTTTTTTCTTTGCTTCAATCTGAGTTTTCTGTGCATCTGTAGCTTTATATCTGTCAGCACAAATTCCAAAAGTTTCATTCTGGAGGTTATTTTTGATATGTGCCGCAAGATTCTTTAAAACATCTGCTCTCTCACAGGAATGATACTCAATGTGTCCATCTTTATATTGAATTGGATATACTACACGAACAACTTTTCCAATTCCAGATTCTTCCCATTCTGGCGGTGTGATTTCTACACCTTTATGTCTTGGTGGAATATACTTATCACCTTCTCTGACTTTCCAGTATGGGAATACTTTTTCTACATTTACACCATATCTGCTAACAAGGCTGTCATTTCCATCACCCTCAATAGCAAATTCAATCTTCTTCTCCCATTGAGCTGGTTTCCCTTTTCCTGCTACGTTTACGTTTCTGATCTGGAAATAACACTCTCTCGGCTGTGCATTTGCATTCAGTTTCAATGCTGCTACTTTGCTCAGAATGAATTTAAGGTTGGAGCCATTTATTGCCTCAAAACTTACTCCGCTCTCATGCACCATCTGGAAAATAGATCCCATTGCCGCTACTACGCAATCTTTTGAGTAGGAATCAAATTCCATTCCTCTTGAAGTCAAATCTCTTTCCATTAAATCAACATACCGATTTGTATAGTAGGAAAGCTGTGTGTTAAATGTTGCTACTTGTGTGTTTTCTGCCATTTTAATTCTCCTTTTCTTTATTTATATGCTCAGTGGCATATGAAACAGGATGAAATAATTTGTCCTATGTTGAATTGTAATTTCCTGTTCTTTCATTAACTGTTTTATTTTTCCCTGTTGTGCTTTCCGGGCATTCACCCGGATTCATATGCCACCGATTTTTTATTTACTCTACGTGGAATCTTCCATAACCGCTTGTTCTGCCAGACCCGATGCCACATCCAAATCCTGCAAGCTGAATAATATTAACGATCTGCTCAATGGAATAAATATTATCTACATATGCAAGTTCGATTTCTGCTGACCATCCGGTAAATCTGTTTAAATGTACAAGAACAGGTTTTCCTTTCTTTGGTGACATTAGTTTTTCGTCAATGTAATGCTCAGCAAACTTAATCGGTATTAAACCTCCTTTGGCGATAATATTTACTCCAGCTTTGAACTTTGTACTATATGTATCAACCCCATTTCTTACAACAGCATCGCAAAAACATTTCAATAACCCGAATGCTGTAATGCAAGGTGCATTGTTGGTGAGTGCATCAATAAGGCCTTTTTCTGAGAAATCTGTAGGTTTTCCATTGTACCAGTGAATTGATGTAATGATTTCTTCCCATACATTTGCTTTTTCAAGGTTCTTTGCCTTGTCTTTTCTCTGATCAATCAGTTCTCTTGCGGTCACGTCATTCATCTTATTGAGAACTAAGTCTCCGTCTCCGATGATTGTGACTGTTGCGTGCTTAACGTTGATTGCCTGTAACTGAATTCTTTCTTCTTTTTTAGTTTCCATAATTCTTTTCCTCCGATTTTTTAATAGTTTTTATAGTTTCTGTTTGCGCAAACATTCAAGCAGATTAATCCACAATAGTTTAATATAAATATAATGTTGTGTTATGTATTTTCGTATGCCGTATTGTACTGTGCTATCCTGTAATGTATTGCGAAAGTAATCCGCTTAAATCTTTGCGTAAATTTCAGATATGCTTAACTGACAATAGAAAATGTCTTATAGTGTCCTGTATTTTTCTGTAATATGCTATCCTATATTTTGCTTGCACTGTAGTTAGCTTTCCTATTCTTGGCAGATTCTACTGCCAGTTAAATACATCTGGTTGAGTTGAATGCTCAGTATGTAACACGAATGTGCTGTACTTTAATTTTCTATCTTGCTGTGTTCTTTGTTTTTATTTGGCATAGCATCTTCATGCTACATACTCAAAATTCAATTTGTTTGGATGAGCCGCTTTATAAGCGATATAAAAGTCATGATAAATTGTAATATCTTATAATGTGCTATCATGTGGTGTTTTTTAATATTCTATCTTATGATGACGGTTATACCGCCTGTAAAACAGCCCATCCGTTAAGTACTGTGTTGTATTATTCTGTGCTATTATTTCCTGTTGTAAGAATTTTTGTCCTATAGTAAGTATTCACAACACTTGTCACTCTGCATAAGTGAGAATAATTTTGATGTAGTTTATTATATTGTCTTTTGTTTTCCTGTTTTTTAATGTACTATGCTATCCGCTTATGCAGACTGATAAATGCTGTGGTTTCCTACGCTCATAAACCTGTAAAATCAAGCGAATATTCTGTTTCGAACTATCCTGTGATGTCGTGTTGTGTTCTGCTTTTTCCTGTACTTTACTTCTTTTGCCTATTTTACAGGCATATCAACGTAGTAATTTCGCCGCTACTGCACTCATGTCCCTACAAGAATAAGGTGTTTTGCTTTGCTCTGTGATATTATGTATTGTCCTATTTAGCAATATAATGTGCCATAATATAGTTTGATTTCTTCCTACTCCTGTAGGCATATCAGCACAGTAGCGGCATTTATGTTTAACTAATCAGTTCCCAAACTTCTTCGTATTCAGAAATATTCTGGTATTTCTGCTTTACTGAAAGAAGTTCATTCCGACAGCGCTCTAAAAGTGCTTCGTATTCATCTGGCTGCTTCAAAATAAGCTGTGTTGGCTTGTATCCGCTTTTCCCATCTGTCTTGTAAAACACTCGAATTGCTGTCGGCTTTGACTTGTTATCAATATCCTGTTCCACGATTTTTAACTGACAAACAATCTGTCTGGCTTCGTGGATTCTGTATTTTTCAGCTGCTATGGAATCATCCCATGTAAAGCACTTATGTAATTCTGTACTTTCGTCCCTTGCTTTCTCAAGAATCTGCTGTGGTGTAGCAGATTCCATCTGATCGCAAATTTCCATGATTTCAGATGCGCATTTTGTAGCATCTGCCTTGAAAAAATGTTTTCCCCATGTTGCTGTTAGCATTTTCCCCTCCTGTTTCTGCATAGGTGCCTGTGTATAGCAATGAAAGATGTTCTGTATTGTCTTGCTCTCTGATTTTCCGTTCTTTATAATCATATATTTCGGTATAATGGCAACTTTCATTGCCATGCAACGACACCTATGCTTTTTGATTTTTTATTTAGATTCTTTTCACTCTCAAATCATCATCCGTCACTCTTAGGACAATCATTTGCTGTTCAGCACTAGGAAGTCTGGTTGTGTTTACGCTCTCGCTGTTGTCAACAAAAATCGGCAAATTCAAACCGTTCAAAGCCTGTAAACCTCTAAGCAAATCAATGTCACACAAGATTTTGTCAGAATAATTCAAACCATCAAAGTAATTCACTCCATTACAGATCATCTTGCAAGTTTCCACTGGATTTCCCTCAATCGTGTAATCAAGGAAACTGAACTGGAAATGATGGAAAAATGGATTGATTTTCTCTGCCAGTGCCTTATTCTTCTGAATTGAGAAGTTAAGAACGGTATCAATGTTCTTTTCGATATCAGCTTGTACTTGTCCGAGGCTTTTCAGTTCCTCATTCAGTTCGGCTATTCGCTTTTCCTTCTCTACAACTGCTGTCTGTGCAATCTTGATATCTGCATCCACATTGGAAATCTGTTTCATAACATTGCTGATCTGTATTCTCAATTCCTGTTTCTTTCCAGGAATATCTTCAAATGATTTCAGTTTCTCTTCAAGTTCTGCAATTCTCGCTGTAACCGCAAGATATTCTTCATCATTTGTCATATCTACAGATTCTGGAAGCTCCGTAAATTTGGACTGTTCTTCCTCAATCTGCTTAGTGAGTTCAGCAACTTCATCCTGTGCCTCACTGATTTCCGACTGTAATTTGTTGATTTCCTCGTTAGTTTTCTTTAATTTTGCAGCGGAAGTATTTCCAAGGTCGCAGACATATTTAAGCTTTTCCTGCTTCTCCGATTCAAAGGATTCTTTTATTTTCAACTGTGCTTCAATTCTGGCTTTCTTTTTTTCTTCAAAGGAAGCTCTCAATTCGGAAAGTTGTTCTTCTGGAAGCTCCTGTCCACAGGTCGGGCAAATGGTATCAAAATCATTGAATGTTTCAGCTTCAATAGCTTTCAGTTCAGAATCATCCCACTCCATTTCTTTGATTCTCGGATAGTCCTGTCTGGCTCTATCCAAGTCAGCTTTTGCTTGTTGTGCTTCCCTTATGTGGTTATCCAGTTCCATTCCAATAATACGAATGCTTGATTCCTTTTCTGATTTTTTTAACCTAAGTTCGGAAACTGTATCAGAAATGAATTTTTGTCTGGCTCTTAACCATTCATTCGCTTTGCTAACCAGACCATCCCTGGAAGATTTCAAACCACGGATTTCATATGAAAGGCTGTCATAGCCTTTTGCTGAATCTTCAAGAATCCGTTCCTGTTCTTCCAGTTTGGAAAGTTCCGCATTAAGCTCCTGTTTTTTGGATTCTAAGGAGGAAGTGTCTTCTGCTTCAACGCTTCGATTGGTTTCATATGCAATCTCCGTGTTTTTGGCATCAACCTTTTTCTTCTGTGCATTCAGTTCCTTTCGGAGCTTCTTCAAGGTATCCTCTACGGAATGCCCCTTTGTGATTTCTTCCACATGAGCGTACTGTGGATTCTCTTCCATAAACTGAGCAATATCGAAACCAGACATCTTTTCCAGTACCTTTCTGGATTCTGCTGTTGACTTCTGTAATGTGTCCAGAAATGGTTTTGGATTACTGCACATCAGAAGCGTTGAAGGTTCTGCTATTGACTGAATAAACTCGGTATAATCCTTTGATTTAGCCGGGAATCCGTCAATTTCATAAGAAGTTTCATTTCCATCGAACACCTCTTCTGACTGTCCCCTTGGTTTTCTCCACTTCTGCTTTGTGATTTTGCGGATCACTTTTTCTTTCCCATCAATCGCAAGTGTAAGTTCTCTTACAACATCAACCTTTGGCACTTCCACACCATTTTCTTTTCTACGAATAGAAGTCGGTTCTGTACCATTTGCCATCTTTCCTGTCAGAACATCCAAATATGCGTCCTGCAATGTGGATTTTCCTTCTCTGTTTCTGCCGGAAATCTCTGTTCTTGGAAACAAATCTACAGACTTACTCGGAAACTTTTTGTAATTCTCCAAGTAAATTTTTTTCACTTCCACTTTCATGCTCGATTATCCTCCCTATTGATACCTCATATGCGGTTCTGATCTCTACTTCATCACTAGATAATTTTTTATGATAAATCCGGCTCTGGATTCTTCCGATTATTTTTACGAAATCTCCAACCTTGAAATCAGCAGCTTCTCTGGCTTCTTTCTGCCATGCTAAGCACGGAATATAATCTGTTCTTCGCAAGTCATATTCGTTGCAAGCAATCATCAAATCACAGATTTCTTTTCCTATTGGTGTTTTGCGGTACACAGGCGGTTTGCAAAGATAACCTTCCAGAATGATTTTGTTTTCACCTTCTGTGCTCCCATCACCTTCTCCACACCAGATTGTTTCCGCTTTGATTTCAAGAATCAAATGTGACTTTCCACTTTCATGTTTGTTTGAAGAACTGTATCTCCCTTCAACGTAGACGTATTTTCCAATCTTTAAGCCCTCCGTCTGCTTTTCTTTAACAATTACTGGAAGCAAATCTACGTTCCCACTGGTACGTTTTATACCAATATAGAATCTTAAAAACTTTTCTCCGTCCTTAAAAAATGTTCCTGGCTGAATATCCATTATTAAGCCATGCATCTGAACTTTATTTTTATTATTCTTCATCCTCCAATTTCTCCATTTCTTTTACGGAAATCTCATATACACTTTCCGTTTCTTCCCCATTAACATAAACATCACGGCTCATTAACCTGCCAGTTACTTTAATGTAATCATTTCTTTTAACGTCTACCGCCAGATCAGCACCTTTTCCCCATAAAGTGCAGCGAATAAAATCGGCTCTTTCTGAAAAATCTCTTGGAATTGCCACAAAAAGATTTGAAACTTTCCTGTGCGTTACTGGCGTAAGTTTTGCATATGGCTCTTTCGTGCAACTTCTGGCAATAAACTCTACTTCGTTTATATCACCATCCGGAACCTGTTCTTCCAGGATTTCCACTTCGTCTGCTGCGATATAATTAGCATTGTGGTGCTTATTTGGATTTTTAGAAGTGTCCATGCTTCTGATTGCTCCTGTTACCACAACTTCTTTTCCGTTATAATCATTGTCACGTACAATGGAATCTTCTATAACGATTGGGAACATATCTACTGCACCACTTTTGCGAATAACTGTCAGCATGAATTTGTAATAGTATCTTCCGTAATGTTCGTGGCTGAACACTATTTCCCCGGCTCTACCGGATAATCTTACTTTATTTAATCTTTGCATTTACTTTTCCTCCGTTCCTAATATAATAGGAAGAAACACCATTGAGAATAAGACTGTTGATAAGAAAAAAACCCCGAACACATCAAATGATGTAAGCATCCATGTAATTGAGAAGATTACTGTGAACATCCCTATCCCTACAAATATTTCTCCTATTGTCTTTACCACCTCTTTCATTTTGTCCTCACTTTCTTCTGGACGTGGTTACTGCAAGTGTAATTGCCAGAATAGCGATAATTACATTTCTTACCATCAGCTTTTCTTCCAGATCAGCAATGATTTCACTGGAAAGTGTCTGATTTTCGCCATTTTTTTGCATAAAAAGTCCTCCTGTTGTATTTTTTTGTTTGTCAAATACAGGAGGTTGTGCTATAATAATCCTGTATTTAACTAACTCGTTCTTAGTTAGATACCGTCCTGGTTGGTGTGTCAGCACCTTCCAGGGCAACTTAATCTACTTCTACAAATTTTCCGCTTTTCAACATATAGAATGTATCTTCTTTGATATTTTCTCCATCTACTTTTGCTGATTTAACATCTACAAGATGATATTCATAATTAATTTCTTTCCATTCAGCCAAAACAATGAAGCACCCGATTTTCCCTTTAGCTTTTGATTTGATTCCTGCTGCTAATGCAATGCTTTCTTTTCCTTCGACAATTGCCGCTGAATAATCTCCGGTATTGGTTGCCGCTGAACGATTTCCGGTATTGGTTGCCGCTGACTGATCTCCGGTATTGGTTGCCGCTGACTGATCTCCGGTATTGGTTGCCGCTGAACGATTTCCGGTATTGGTTGCCGCTGAACGATTTCCGGTATTGGTTGCCGCTGAATAATCTCCGGTATTGGTTGCCTTATCATCTTCCCAATCAACTTGCTCTTTTATATATTCAACGCCAGCTTTTATAATTCCAGCAATTCCAATTTCTGCTTTCACGGAAATTTTCTTTCCAACTCTCTTGCTATCATCAGATGATTTCTGGTCATTCTCTTCAAGATCAACTTCACAATATCTGGAATCTGAAGGATGATAATAACCGAATACATCCATCGGAAATTCGCAAGCATGGAATCCATAATTACAAATGTCTGCTTTTTCTTCTGTGTATTCTTTTCCAATTTCATACTGGAAATCTCTACACTTTAAGTCCTTGTCAAAGCCTTTAAAGCATTTCATTCTTTCTTTTCCTCCTTTGATTTTTCTACATCAAGTCCAAGCATTCTAAATGCCATTTTCTTTGTGAAATCATAATCGTTCACGCTATTCGCCCAAGCTTCAAATGCCTTTAATCTTCCAACCAGAAGTGCATATTCCTCATTAGCGTTCTCTGGAATATAATCTGTGCTCTTAGTTTCTCCCATTATTAGTCCTCCTTATCTTTTGCTCCAAATGTTTTAAGCATTTCTTCCAGAAGCGAAATAAACGGAATAATTGCATCTGCCTGTTTGAACTTTTCCTTGATTTCTTTGTCAAGTTCTTCTTCGCTCATAAGGCCATGCTCGAACGAATGTCTAAGCTGCTCTTTTACTTCTTTCTCTTTCCCCCCATCTTTTACAAACATCTCTTTAATTTCATGGGTGATAGCTGCATACTCTAAAAGAATATCAATCCCTTTACCAGAAATATTAACTAAACCGTTTTCAAATTTAATCATTGTTTTTCCTCCCTGTTTTCTTTTATTCTCTCCATCTGAATGGTATAATGTGTTCAGAAAGGAGGTATGTTAAAATGTTTCTCAAATTAAAAGTTTCCTGTACTTGTCATTGTGATTACTATATAAGTGAAAGAATAAGTACAGACAAGGTTGTGTGCCCAAATTGCGGAAAGGAACATCCTTATTCTCATAAAATAATTTCAATGCTTCATGCCGCAAATGAGATTGATGATGGTAATGTTCCCGGAGCAGAAACCATAAAAACTTCCGTTATTTCTGAATGGGAAGATGTGACTGAGCGTCAATAACAATCTTCATGTACTCTAAAAAGCCTTTCGCTTCAGTAGCGGACAGACCGCATTCGGCAATTTCATTTTTCACTTTTTCTACAAGGTCGCTTGCCTTCTGTCCGTTTTTGCGGCGATATAACTGATATATTTTGGAATCATAATCGGATAACCTTTCAGAAACGTAATCATCTGCTAACATCTTACGTCCACCTCCTTAACTTGCTATTTCATTCCCAAGAAACTTATTGATAAAATACAGTTGTCCTTTTCCGGTAACTTTTGTGGTTCTCGTTACTCGGACGCTTCCGTCTGGATTCTGAACACTGGATTCCTTAACTTCAAACAATCCCTGTTCAATATATCTCTGCATTGGCATATTGTAGCTTGCACCAGTTTTCATCAGATATCCGTTTTCTCGCATCCACTGGAATAATCTCTTCTGTCCTGTCTGGACACCGTTCTGGCAGATAAGTTTTGCCAAATCCCCAATAAGGATTGATGTATGACTGGTTGACACTGCATCGGCAAAAATTGTCTTTGGTCTGTCGGCTTCGATTTTTGCTTTCTGCTGTTCAATGATCTGGTTTTTATGTTCAATAGTTTTTTGTGCTACCAGAATAGCTTTAGCCATCAATTCTGAATCAGACAAATTTTCCTGTCCCATGATATAACCGCCGTTATGGTGGATTGCCGGAAGAACTTCGCTTGTCACCCAATGCTTAAATCTTTTAGCTGATTCAAGTTTGCTTCCGAAGATCAATGCGTATAAACCGGATTCATTGATTACTGTTACTTCTCTTCTCTGACCTGCGTACTCAATTTGGGTACTCAGCTTATCTTCTTCGCTTACATGAGTCGGAACTGCATTTTTAGGATTTGCATAACCAAGTGCCGTTGCTACGTCTTTTCCTACAAAGTATGTTTCGTTATCAATAGTTACCGTCCGAATATCTCCGAACTCTGGCGAATTAAAAATTTGCAATTCGTTCATTCTTCTCCTTTCTGTGATATAATCTCCTTTAGGAAGGAGGTGTTAATAATGGATAACTTTCAAATTGCTCACGACTTGGCTGTTGCCAAACTTTGTTCTGAGCTTCTAGGGAATTTAGATGATTCTCATATCTGTCAAAAATATTTTAAATATCGTACAGATTTTTCCAAACTTCTCAATTCCCATGATGAGAATTACTTTCTTAACGAGTTGGATAAAAAGAAAGTAAACAATTGTTCTTCTACCAAACGACCATTTTAACCTTTAGATGTGCTCTGTGTTGTCTTTGCAATATAGAGTACATCATCAAAAAAAAAC